ACCGGGAACAGGCAGTGAGTATCTGATTCGAATCACTCGGACGAAGAACTCACTGACGACCACGCCGATCGCGGACCTTGTGAAGATCGCTGCGACGACTGAGTACAAGTGGGACAAGAATGGCGACGTGTCAATCAATGAACTGACATTGAATGGAGGCTACCTGATATTTAAGGACCAGGCATCAGATGCTGGTTCTCCAGGTGCCGGAAACCATGAAGTCTGGGTCAGTGATGGAACCGGCAGCGGGTTCGACGGCGACCTGATGCTGAAGACCGACACCAACAAGGTCTGGAATCTGTTAAAGCACGGCAGCGGGACAGCCAGCTTCCTGGGCATGGATGGCGGTGCTTATGCCAACACCTCGACGGCGATCTACTCCGTGGTGGTTGGCGGACGTGAGAACGACGCCCTGGCGGAAGCGTCGTTTGTCGGCGGTGGTCGACTTAACGTCGCCAATACCGCCAATTCCGTGGTCGTCGGCGGCCAGTCCAACGTTATCAGCACCAACATCCGGGCATTCATCGGCGGCGGCTTCGGCAATACTTGTGACGCTCAGGACGGCGTCCTGGTCGGTGGCGAAACCAACACGGTGGGAATCGGGGCAGGCTGTTTCATCGGCGGTGGTAAGAACAACTCCACCGGAACGTTGGGCTACAGCGTCGTCGTTGGTGGTAACAACAACGACCTGACCGGCCAATACTGCTTCATGGGCGGCGGCCTGTCGAATCAGATGACCGCTACGTCGTACGCCACCCTGGTGGGCGGGACCGCTTGCTCCGTTGCCACAGACTACAGCTTCGTGGGCGGCGGGAATGCCAACACCATTACGGCGGGCAATAGTTCTGTCATCGTCGGCGGCTCGACCAACACCAGCTCCGGGGCCAATACGTTCATTGGCGGCGGTCTTTCAAACGACGCCACGTCCGACTACGACGTGATCTGCGGCGGCGACAACGGAAACATCAACGGCACCTACGGATTCATTGGGACCGGTCACGACAACACGATCAACTCAACCAGCACCTACAACACAATCGTCAACGGCAACTCTTGCACGATCGACAGCAACGCATATAACTTCATTGGCAGCGGCTTCAACCTGCACATCACTGCCACGAACTCCTACAACTGCATCGTCAGCGGCGAGACCAACACGATCAGCGGCACCCAGGAACACGGATTCATTGGCGGCGGTACACTCAACGAAATTGCCACCGGTCGGGCAGGTGTGATCTGCGGCGGTAACAACAACGACCTGTCCACCGGCAGCTACATCTTCATGGGCGGTGGGGCGAACAACGACGCCAGCGGGACGTACTCTGTTTGCTGTGGTGGTGACAACAACTCCGTCACTGGTGGCGACTCCGTGATCTGTGGCGGGGAAGACAACGTTGTCAGTACCACCAACTCATTCATCGGCGGCGGCTTCAACAACGAAGTCAACACCGATAACTACGGAACCATCGTGGGTGGAAACGGCAACACGGTCTCCGCGTTGTACGGGTTCATTGGAGCGGGAGCCATCAACAGCGTTACCGGTGACTACAGTGTAATTGCCGGAGGTGACACGAACTCCATCACGTCAGCCTATTCGTTTATCGGCTCCGGCGACTTGAACGTCGTTGGTGGGTCCAGGGGATTCATTGGTGCCGGAATCCGCAATTCAATGGTCGCGGGGTCAGACGACTCCGTGATCTGCGGGGGTGAAGACAACACGATCACGACCAACCCCTCGGACCAGTGCTTCATTGGTGGCGGCACAACCAACTCGATCACCGCAGGACTCTACAACGTCATTGTTGGTGGGAATGGGAACCTGTCAGACAACGGCTCCGGGTGTTTCATCGGCGGCGGATACACAAACAACACTTCATCCAACTGGAGCTGCGTTCTCGGGGGTCAGAATAACGACGCGACCAGCAACCACGCATCAGTGGGCGGTGGTGAACTCAACGTCGCCAGTGGTGACGGAAGTCACATCGGCGGCGGCCACTCCAACCTGGCCAGTGCTACTGACTCCACGGTGGGCGGTGGACTCAGCAACCAGGCCACTGACCTCTACACGGTTGTCTGTGGCGGTTCGACCAACGTGGCGTCAACAGACCACGCTTCAATCTGCGGTGGCGAAGGTAACACCGCAACGGGTGACGGATCGCATGTCGGCGGCGGCCACACCAACGCGGTCAAGGGCGTCGACAGCTTCATTGGTGCCGGACTCACGAACACGATGGCCGGTGGTAATAATTATTCGGTCATCGCTGGCGGTGAGCTTAACAATATCGGCTTACTGGGGTTGTACGTCACCATCGGCGGCGGTAACAACAACAGCACCTCGGCCAGTGCGGACTATGTCACCATTGCCGGTGGACGGGACAATGTCGGCGGCACGACATCGTCTCACTTCTATGCGACAGTCGGTGGTGGGTACAACAACTCGGTAGAAGCCAGGTCCGCCACAATTCCTGGCGGTGAGGACAACACGGCTGGTGGCGATTACTCGATGGTTTCCGGCTATGGTGGAATCTCCACCCAGAAGTCCGAGCTGGTCATGGGCCGGACACCGCGAGCGGCCAACGGTGACTGCCAGACGAGAATCCTAACCCTGGGCATCACGACCACCAGTGCCACTTCAGCCAACCTGTCAGACGACGGGGCAACGGACACTGGCGGTTCCATCTATGTTCCACTCAACACCACCATGAGTGTTAAAGGTCATGTCATCGCCAGGAAGTCAGATGGCACGGTCTCCGCTCGCTGGTCGGTGGATGCCCTGGCACATCGGGGAGCAAGTGGCAACGCAATCATCGACGGACAGACAGTCACTGAAGACTTCGGCCTGACGTCCGGCTACTCTGTCGCCTTCACTGCCGGTTCTGGCGGGTTCAAGCTGACCGCTACAGGTGCGGCCAGTACAACCCTTTATTGGGGTTCCACGTTATCAATCATCGAAGTTGCTTAGAAAGTAGTACATGAAATCACTAGTCTGACCCAGAGGGTGGTTGTGTGTGGGCAGGCGGCTCAGGGGGAGCTAAACTGAATGTGACTGGAGCAGCCTCAACAACAATCAAAAGGAACACACAGGTGTCTAAGAAACTCACACTGGAACACGCCGACGACGAATTCTTTGCCAAAGCAATGTCGGCACTCGCCTCACAGACTGGCGTTGCTGCCGACGCCTCTGACGAAGACAAGCAGGCTGCGGCGGAAGTTCAGATTCGAGGCTTCCTTCGTGAAGCCGTGAAGCAGGATGAGATGAGAAAGTTCGAAGCAGCTAAGCGTGTCGAGCGCAAAGAGCTTTCCAAAACTCTCGACACGACACTTGACGAACAGGCTGCTCTTTTGACGGTCACTATTGAGTAAGGATTCGGACAATGGTTCAGACATGGGTCGAGACAGACGAAACGGCTGAAGGCGATACCGTTAAGACGGGACTCATCAACACCGAGGACAAGCATGACACTCAACAGTCCTGCTGGTCAGGCTCTACTGCGCCGTCAGACTCTTTGACAGTCATCGGTCAATTGTGGGCAGACACTTCCAGCACTCCAGTACTAAAGTTCCTGGAGTCAAAGTCTCCGGACGTCTGGAAGATTGTCGTGACACAGGGTGACGCACAAGTCAATCCTGCAACTCTTGCCACCGATGCTGTCGAGACAGCGAAGATCGATGACCTTGCAGTCACCACAGCAAAGATCGCGCTGCTGGGAGTCGACACGGCTCAGCTTGCTGCTGACGCTGTCGAGACGGCGAAGATCGATGACCTTGCAGTCACCACGGCAAAGATCGCACTGCTGGGCGTTGACACAGCTCAGCTTGCGGCCTCTGCAGTTGAAGCTGCGAAGATCGCCACCAGTGCCGTCGAGACCGATAAGATTAACGCTCTCGCTGTCACCGAGGCGAAGATTGGAGCAGCCGCCGTCACCGAAGCCAAGCTCGGCACAGACGCTGTCACGACGGCTAAGATTGCTGACCAAAATGTGACGGCAGCGAAGATGAAGGCTACAGGTTCAGATCCCTTTGTCTTCGGCAAGCGGAGTACAGACTCGGTTCCTGTTGAAGTGCCGTTGTCGGAAGTGCAGGGAGATGCCGGTCGTTATGTGACGGCTCTTCCGAACAGCATCTCCAAAGGTGCTCACACGATGGCGGTACTGACGATCGACGATGAAATCTGGACCATCGGATCATGCACGCACGGCTCACCTCAAATCGCTTCTGGGCGAGCGGACAACTACAACTGGACTCCGGTCATCTTCGATGCTCCGCGAGGCACGATTGACAAGTTCTACCTGAGTTCTCACTCAGGCTTCGCCATCGACTCCAACGGAGATGTCTGGGCATGGGGCGGCAACGCTAATGGTCAGCTCGGACTCGGCGACCTGGTGCGAAGAAACGTCGCGACTCAGATCACTGCTTTGAGTGGAGTCAATGTCGACGAAGTGATTGTTGCTGACTTTGGGCACGGTGATCAGGACAGCACCTTCTTCATCACTGACACAGGAGCAGTCTGGTGCTGCGGCTACAATCTCTATGGTCAGCTCGGAATGGGAGACACTACTCAACGCAGCACAGCTACCCTCAACACGTCACTGACCAGCATCGAGCAAATCTCTTACAGCAACTCGGGACGAGGGCACTGCATCTCGCGAGACACTTCAGGAGCAGTCAAGACCTGGGGGTACAACGGTCACGGTCAGCTTGGAGACGGCACCACGACTAACCAGGACACTCCTACCACAGTAGGAGCGCTGACCGGCGTGGATTTCGTCAAGGCAATTGCTCAGGAATGGTCGACGGGTTCCCGCACACATGCTGTGGACGGAGCCACAATGGACAGTGCAGGCTACAACGCCCACGGCTGCCTGGGCGACACGACCACGACACAGCGCACCACCTTTGTGGCTGCAACGATCGGAGGAAGTCCTGCAGACATCGTGGACATTCAGGGTAGTGAAGGATTTCAGAACGGAATCCTTCGAGACAGTGCAGGAGACCTGTATTCCGCAGGGCACAACACCCACGGAACACTTGGACTGGGAGACACTGCAGTGCATTCAGCTTCCGGGTACGAAGCTGTCACAATGCCTTCCACGACTGCAGTAAAGCACTTCATCTACAACGGCATCAGCGGAAATGCAACTGCCATGTTCCTCGGAGCAGACGGCGAACTGTACGCTACAGGATACAACCTCGATGGCTCCCTGGGACAAGGAACCGTGACCGCGCTGTCCAGCTTTACACAGGTTATTCGATTTGGTTCTGAGACTTTGACGGACCTCATCATTGCAGGCGGACACCCAACTCTCGGAGCAGGCAGCGAGTCGGCAGCCTTCGCGATCGACGCCAGCGGCACCTTGTATGCGGTCGGAAATCTCGGCGACCTGGGCATCGGATTGCCCATTAGCGACCTGGGCAATCCTGACCGATCTCACTGGTTTATGGTCCCTGTTCCTGTGATTTAATGGTGGTTACCCACATTTCACAAACTTGTGACACTGAACTTTTATATTGTGCTCGGTACTCAGAAGCCCTGTGACTGAAAGAAGTTGCGTCAGAATGAGGGATGTGGCGGAAACCCGACGTAGACGCGCAAGCCCAGAAGGGTGAGGGGCTTGCGTTTTTTTCTGCAGCAAATGACTGTTTTCCAAGTCGCTGCATAATATGCGTTTTTTGACTTGCATTTTTCTTTATTCTCTATTCTTTAATATAAGGTAGTTCATTTACTCTAACCCTTAGGGCCAGAAGAGGTTACAGGGACCGCTACGATATGATTGAACAGGGGATGTACCGACCTGTAAAAATGAACATCTAAAAGCCGTGGTTGAGTATAGGGCCACGGATCAGTAAGGTGTCCGGCAACCCTCACAAAAGGAACAGCCAGATGCCCAGAGAAGAATTCCGTTTCGCTACTGATCCGCTGTCGCACCAGGAGTCGTACTTCGGTCGCATCCGCAGCAGAGAGTTGTTTGAGAACAACTGGGAGCAGGGACTTGGAAAGTCGAAAGCCTGCATCGACGAAGCGGCATGGCTCTACAGCAAAGGGGAGATTGACGGCATCCTGGTTCTCGCGCCCAACGGCGTTCATGCGAACTGGATCGACGATGAGTTCCCGAAGCATCTGCACGAGTCGGTGGAACATACGACTCACACCTACTACTCGCAGAAGGCGAAAACGCAGAAGGCGAAGAAGGCGTTGCAAGCCTGCATTGATGCTAAGGGACTCGCTGTACTGGTCATGTCTTATGACGGAATAATGACTGACGGCGGACACAAGGCAGCGAAGGCATTTCTGACGAAGCGGCATGCGTACTACGTCTGTGATGAGATCACACGCATCAAGAATCCCACTGCTCAGAGAACCAAGAGGGTACTGGCATCCGCGAAGTACGCTCCTGTTCGACGAGGCTTGACCGGCACACCGGTCGCCAATGGTCCGTTCGATGTATACAGTCAGTTCAAGTTCATCGACCCTGACTTCTGGAAGAAGAATGGATCGTTCAACTCCTTCGGAGAGTTCAAGAACTGCTTCGGTATCTTCAGAGACTCGACCAACCCATCAACCGGCAGACTCTTCAAGCAGGTTGTCGGATACCGATCGTTGCCTTACCTGCGATCGCTGATCAAGGGTGACATGGAGAGGCTCCTGAAGAAGGATGTGCTCGACCTGCCGGACAAGATTTATCAACGTCGCTATTACGAAATGACTCCTACGCAGAAGCGTCTCTACGATGAGCTGGAGACAACCGCAGTTGCAGTGCATGGCGAAGACCTGATCGACGGCTCGCTGCCGATCGTTCGATTGATTCGTCAGTACCAGGTCTTGTGTGGATACCTGCCTACTGAAGACGACAGTGGAGATAACTTCAAGCTGATCGGCGAGAAGAATCCGAGACTTGATTGTTTGTTCGACGCAATCCCTGACTACGTGGGCAAGAAGATCGTCTGGTGTAAGTGGACCAAGGACGTTGACCTGGTCATGGAGCGGGCGAAGAAGCTGAAGATCAAAGCGGTTCGTTACGACGGCGAAGTCGAAACCTTCGATCGCAAACAGAACTTGAATGACTTCCGCAACGATGAGTCGATCGAGTTGTTTGTCACGAAGCAGTCTGTTGCTGGAGAAGGGCTGACGATCGTCGAAGCCAAGACGAACTTCTACTACACGAACGACTGGCCTTTAGGGCCACGACAACAGTCAGAAGACCGCAGTCATCGCATCGGACAATTCGATCCAGTGACCTACGTCGACATCGTCTGCCTGAAGACGAAAGACATCGACATCGTCGAAGCATTGCAGAAGAAGATCGAAATCAGCGACGTGATCCTGGGCGATGAATCGAAGCGATGGATAGGCAACAAGTACCTCATAGGTCAGCCTGACGAGTCGTCTCCCTTGGAAGATGCTGTGCTGACTCCAGAAGACGATGCTGAGGCGTATGCGAAATTTTTCAGGACAGATACTTGACTTCCGGCCCTATGCTTGTCACACTCCGACCTTCGAGCACAGCCAGCAGTTTCCACACACAGGAGTTCCCACTCATGCCAGAGACCGTAATCCCGAATTACGATGACTTCATTGAAGCACCTGCTCCGCTTCCTGAAGATAAAGCGTCTCGCGTCAACGCGCTGGTTCAGCGACAGTTGATGCTGGAGAGAAAACATGCCGAAGCAGAAGAGCTGCTGAAGAAGGTCAAAAAAGAATTGGAGTCTGTATCAGACCAGGCCCTACCTGATCTGATGGACGACCTCGGCATTTCTGAATTGAAGTTGACCGGAGGATCGGTGATCAAGATTGACACCACGATTCGCGCCAGCCTTGGTCGAACGAAAGACCCAGAGAAGGCTGAGCAGGCGATTGCCTGGATCATGAATAACGATCATCCGCATTTGATCAAACACACCTTGTCAATCCCTCTGACTGCAGGACAGTCGGAACTCGGAGACAAGGTGGTAGAAGAACTCGATCTGTTGAACGAGAAGCTTGCCGAAGAGAATGAAGCGTGGAGCATTTCGGTCGAGGATAAGACCGATGTGAATGCCAACACGCTGGCAGCTTTTGTCCGAGGTGAGCTGAAGGAAGGTCGGCCAGTTCCCGAAGACCTGTTCAACGTTCATAGGGCCAGAAAGGCTAAGATTAAAGTATAGAGGCGATCTCCCATCGTTGGGGTGATTCCCATGTGTGTCAGTAAGGTGCGGAACTCTTCCTACGACACATCTTCATGTTCCAACGAGAAGCGATGAGGGAAGACACAACACCAGTCAGCCAGTGGATTGATCTGGCCCGACATGAATCTGGCTGGCTGGTGTTGATTTTTATAAAGGAGAATCCTGCAGTCCGACTGAGATATCATGGAAGGGCGATGGGTAAACACAATTGAGACTTCCGTGAACGTCGTACTGTAGGACCGGTAGCTTTGCTTCCCGATACTTGTGCGACAAAGTGCGGATGGAAATCGTAGCTGACATTGATCAAGTCAGTAGGTAGGTCGGTCCACCGACTGAGGGTTCAAATCCCTCTGCGATTATTTGGCGTCACCTGCCCTGTGGTGAGTTTAGCGAGGCTTCGCGTTCCCAAGGTCCAACGTCGTGAGCCAGGGAAAGTAAAATCACGACACCAATTTCTTTCGGAGAGTTAGAGTTATGGCTAAGAAGCAAACGGCAGCAGAGAAGAAGGAACTCATCAAGTCCGAAGAGTCCGCATTGGCTCTTGCAGGTGGCTACGGTGAGTACGCAAACGATGGGTTCGACAACGTCGACTCGTCAGACTTGAGTATCCCTTTCTTGACTGTGATGCAGTCAAACTCTCCGGAAATCAAACCTGAAGCAAAGGGCGGTCTCGGCTTGGAGATCGGACAGTTGCTCAACACGGTTACGCAGGAAGCGTTTGCAGGAGACACTGGTGTCGGAATCATTCCGACACTGACGAAGCACGAGTGGGTTGAGTGGGCGAAGCGTGAGAGCGGAGAAGGCTTCGTTGCTCGCTACGACTGCGACGATCCTTTGATCCTTGAAGCACAGGCGACTCAGAAGTTCGGCGAGTACACTCACGGCGACAACAACCTCGTCGAAACGTACTACATCTACGGCGTCCTGTACGACGTGGAAACAGGCGAGTCCCTGGGTGCTGCGGTCATCTCCTTCAGCAAGACAAAGATCAAGCGATACCGTCGCCTGATGTCTGCCTTGCGAGCCTTCCAGTTGAAGGTGCCTGGCGAAAACGGCGAGCCTCGCCGAATCACTCCGCCACTTTACGCTCACTCTCTTGTCGTCTGCTCCTGCGACGACAAGAACAACAAGGGCGAGTTCCAGAACTTCAACATCGTTCCAAGCCAGGGCGATCTGCGCAAGTCTCTGATCGATTCAGAAGACGCTCGGTTCCAGGAAGCTGTCATGCTCAAGAAGAGTCTCGATGACGGCAGTGCCAAAGCGGCATACAACTCGGCGGCTTCAAGCGAAGCTGGAGACCTGCCGCAAGATGAAAACGGCGAACCTGCTTTCTAAGCACTCCCTCCTAAGTTGTGTGAGTTAATCAGGCGTCGTTAGACCGGGAGTTGCTGTGGGAACTGGCACTCCCGGTCTTTTTTATTGTTTCGTTCCCACATGGAGTTCCCACCATGAGTCCGATCAATGTCATTCTGAAGAAGAAAGTCATTTACGAAGTCTTCCCTGTAGACAATCGAACAGAAGAGCCTGCTGAAAAACCAATCGGAGAGTTCGTCAAAGAGTCCGATTGGAAAGGCATGTCCTGTCTGAAACTGGTTGGGACAGAGACCGGAGAACTTGTCATTAGTACTCCCGAGTCAACCTTCGGTGATTTCTTCGATAGCGTATTCAACAAGTCTGAGTCTGAACTGATTCCTGTCGTCACCGCATCTCCTTCTCTGGTCAACTCTCTTCGACACAAGGAGAGCGTTTGATGGATTGGGGAGCACAGCAGGACCAGGCACTGAAAAAAGTTAACGCCTGGCTGAAGAATCCTGGCGACAAGCAAATCTTCCGACTATTCGGCTACGCAGGTACTGGCAAGACGACTCTTGCCAAGCACTTTGCTGAGGGCATTAGCCGAGTAGCTTTCGGAGCGTACACTGGCAAGGCGGCTCTGGTCCTACGTCAGAAAGGTTGTGCGAATGCATCCACGTTGCATTCAATGATCTACCTGCCGTCACCAAAGTCTGAAGCCGACATTGCAGAGATGCGAGAACAGCTCTTCTCGCTGAAGATGAACCTGCAGGAGCCCACTGGGCTGATGCTTACTGACGAAGAAGTGGAAGCCAATCAACGAGTCAAGTTTCTGCAGGCGCAGATCGAAGACGAGAATGAGCGGCTGCAGCAGCCTCGATTCACTTTGAATCATAACTCGGACGTGAAGTCATGCGACTTAATCATCGTGGACGAAGTGACGATGGTCGACCAGCGAATGGGCGAAGACCTTTGCTCATTTGGTGTCCCAATCCTGGTACTGGGAGACCCTGGGCAACTTCCCCCTGTTGGGGGCAGCGGCTACTTCACCAAGCAGCAGCCAGACATTCTGCTGACGGAGATTCATCGTCAGGCCCAGGACAATCCGATCCTTCGGCTGGCGACGATGGCGAGACAGAAGGAGCCTTTGCCCCTGGGCAAATATGGGCGGTCGGAAGTTATATCGATGGCGGAGTTGAAGGAGCGGACGGATCAAGTCAGGGATCTGGATATGATCCTCTGCGGAAGGAATAAGACTCGCCGCGCTACGAACCAGCGACTCCGTGAACTGGCAGGCATCGAAGACCTTTACCCGGTTGTAGGTGAGCGGCTGGTCTGCTTGAAGAACAATGCCCAGGAAGGGCTGTTGAATGGTGGACTGTGGGAAGTTGGGACCGTCCAAGAATACTCCGATGACCTGCGACGGCACATGCAGATCAACAGTGTGGATGAGGCTGCTAAGGCGGACGTGGAAGCCCTGTCGATGATCTTCCGAGGCGAAGATACGAACAAGGTGGACTACTTTACGATCGCCTCTGCCGCATGGTTTGACTACGGTAGCTGCCTGACCGTCCATAAGTCACAAGGCAGTCAGTTTGAAACTGGTCTGCTGATTGACGAGTCAGAGTGCTTCCGAGGATTCGAAGCCAACCACCTCTACACAGGGCTCACCAGGTTCTCAGAGGAAGTTCTAATTGCCATTTGATAGGGCCGGAGGATAGACTGATGAAACGCAGAACATTTTTCAAAGCTGCACTTGCTGCCTTAGCGGCTCCTGCAGTGCCTCTGCCGAAGACTCCTGCGGCTGTTCTCGGGGGCGGATACGACAACTTTGTGGGCGGGAGTCAGTACAACACGATTCGCGGTCACGGACACCTTCGACCCTGTGCTGATGCCCAATACTCCTTTGTTGGAGGCGGCTTCAACAACACAGCCTTAGATGCAAATGGCAACTCATGCGAGAAACTCTTTACCTGATCTGGTCCATCGAACACAAAGCTTGTAGAAGAGTCTGAATATGAATGATCGTCAACGAGTCTGCGTGATCCTGGCAATTTTCTTTTCAGGCTTCTCTCTTGGAGCTTTCATGGAAAAGAATTACAGCCACTACGTCTTCGCGGGCGAGCCTCCTGCGCGAGGCATCAGTACTACGGCAGTCATCGATTCGTGGTATGACGGCGACACTGCTAAGGCAACTATCTCTCTGAAGGCTCGCTTACGCACGATCGATTGTTGGGCTCCGGAAGTGAAAGGCAAGCAAAGGCCAGAGGGCATCATTTCCAGAGAACATGTCAAGCAGCTCGTCCCTGAGGGCAGTGAGGTCAGGATATTCATACCGACTACGGGACGGCTGCAAGACTCTCTCACGTTCGGAAGACCACTGGCACACATCTGGTACGAGAAGGACGGCAAGTGGATCAACGTCGGAGAGGTGATGGTTGAGGATGGCTTCGCCACAAAAGAGAAGGTCCGCAGATGAAGATTCATCCTATGATCAAAGAGGTGCTGTGGCTGACGCTGCTGTTCCTCATCTGTGCTTTCAGTGCATGCGTCAAGGCAGAAGGCGGACTGGTCAAAGTCGTTGCCGACATGACGATCTGCACCAACCCGATGTTCTGCCAGCAGCAGACGTCGTATGGAAGCGGAGTGGTCGTAGGAACGTTCAACAATCAATCAATCGTCTTAACTGCAGGACATGTCTTTCAGGGACACGACCGACAAGGGCTGCCCGTTGATGCTCAGCTCCGACGACTTCGGATCAACGGACACAAGGCAAAGAAGGTCGCTTCCTGGGTAACTTCCGACCCACCTTGTGACTTTGCCATCGTGCTTGTGGAGCACAACTTCGGAGAAGTCACTCCGTTGAGTGACGTGCCGCCGAAAGAGGGAGACAAGGTCTGCATCTCTGGCTTCGATTTCGCTGCCCGCGACACTCCGAAACTGATTGTCAATGAAGGCACGATCACCAGCGTGAAGAAGGGCGAGTTCACCGAGGTCGATGTGAGTTCTGCATCAGGCATCTCTGGAGGTCCGGTCGTCGACAAGGCAGGCAACGTGAAAGGTCTGCTGGTTCACACGGCAGGCATCATGCCGAACTTCGACTTCCGTAAGTCGATCCTTCACTACATGCGCGATGCGAACCTGCCACCACCTAATCCGATTCGCTTTGAGCGAAGGGTGCCACCGCCGAAGCCTGATACTCAGTTCTCGGAAGTAGACTCGGCCAGGCTTCGCGAAGCGGAGAAGAAGCAGCGAGAACTTGAAGCAGAGCTGGCGGCACTCGAAAAGCAGAAGAAGCAGTGGAAGGCGACTGAGCAGGAAGTGGCTCCACTGCCGCCTGAAGAGAAGCCTGAAGAGGAAGAGAATCCGAGTCTCAGGGATCGAGTCAAGGCAGGAGCTGGAAAGACGCTGGATGCCGCTGAGGTGGGGCTCAGCTTCGCGGACAGAGCCTTGTCCAACCCTCTTGTCATCGCAGCATTGTCAGCCACAGGGCTCGGCACAGGACTTGTGGGAGCAAAGGCAGGCGTCTCCCTGGGCAATGCAGCATTTGCCTGGTGGAGACGTCGAAAGAAAAAGAAGGGAGGTTCGGAGCCTGCGCCCGAAACGTTTCCCGAAGAGCCAAAAAGGCAACTGCATAAAAGAGATACGAGAGAAGCAGAGGAACTCGTACGACTTGGGAGACTGGAAGGACGTGACCCTTTACTCGACAGTTTTATGGGAATCACTTTCCAGGACGTCCTTAAAGGAGACCTCGAAGGAAGCCAGGAATTGACTCCTGAACTGGAGAAATACGCTCGATCCTTGTGGGATCGAGTTACTGCGCGTGTAGAATCTGCGGCACCTTTAAGCACAGGTTCAGAATACTCAGACGATTGGAGAAAGAACGATGAACCCAGGTAAGGAACAGTTTCGACGCGCCATTACGGAGTTTCGAAACTTACACATCATCGCGGCACTGCGTCCGTTGATGACCATGCGAGCAGAGTTGATCGTCAATGACGAATTCTCTGACCGTGGCGGCACGGACAACCCGACTCGCCATCACCTGAAGCAACTGCTTCTGGATTGTGACAAGGTCCGACGTCACGTCACACACAATCCGGACAACGCTGATCTGGGAGTCTTGATTGCAGAAGCAATCGATCCTGACGGAGAAGCTGAGATCGGTGAAAAGCCATTTGGCGGAGACGACATTCAAGGAGCCTCTGGCGGACTGATTGATTTGATTTGGGAACTCGACGGGAGTGATCCTGACATCCCTCTGATGAGTCAACTCAACAGCAAGTTCCGGGGATCAACTGGCGGCATCCTGCTCGGTGCAATTGACCGAGCAATTGTGAACTGGACTCGACTCAACAGTCGCGACCGAACCAAGTTCATTACTCGGTTCGACTCGATGCGAGTCTACGGCGGATACCAGGAAATTCTGGGATTCATCAACATGTACCTCGGCGATGAAAACCGAGTTGATGTGGCAGGCACGCTGCCATCAGACGAACCCCTGGGTCCAACCGACTCCCCTAACATTCTGGGCGAGGATACAGGTTCAGCTCCGAATCCGTAAACTGCGACCGTGCCAGGCCAGTCTCTGCGTTTAGGATGTTGTGAGACGCCGCATGCCGTTAAGGTGTGCGGCGTCTTTTTCATTGGAGTCTGCCATGTTTACGTCGAGCAAAACGTTCTCAAAGAAAGCTGCCTTGTCTGCGATCCAGGGAAGCATTCTTGCCTACGCGGACGAGATGACGATCAAAGAGTCCTGCGAGCCTGCAGGCTGGAAGATTCATTTCATCCGCAGCGCCGAAGACTCTGGTGTCGACGTCCAATGCTTCATTGCAGAAGGTCCGGATGACTTCCATGTCTTCTTCCGAGGCACGGAAGGCATCGATAAGAAAGCACCGTTCTGGAACATCAAGGCTGCCGTACTCGACTGGTGGCAGAACTTCAAAATGTCTCGCGTGGCATGGGCTCCAGCTAACGATCGACTTGGACAGGCACATAAAGGATTTGTTGAGGAGTTCGATGCAGTGCAAGGAAAGTTGATTGACGTTTTGAGTCGTGACATAGAAGCAATCGAGAAGCCAGTTACCGCAGCAGGTCACAGCAAAGGTGCCGCACTGGCAACCCTGCTTGCAGATTATCTCGACCAGCAGTTTCATGAAGTGACTTCCGTCTACACCTTTGGCTCGCCTCGCGTCTTCGATCGTGAGGCTGCGAATACCTACAAAAATAACCTTGGAGCAATCACCTACCGATTCTTCAAGTCGAACGACATCGTGCCAAGAACACCTCTAGGATTTCGCTTCAAGCATGTCGGCATTCCGATCTACGTGAGGCAGTACGCTGGCTACATCTTTGAGGTGAATGCCTGGCTGGCTACGGCGGCTCGTGTTGTCAGCTATAGCCCAGGAGACTTTGGCGGTGATCACGACGCGCATGGGTATCACACGTCAATTATGAAGCACCGGGACTAAAGCTTGTTGACGTCGAGCATAGGGCCGGATACTCTCTCCTGACCTTTAACAGCCAGGAGAGTTTGATGATTGTTGTGAGCCTGTTTGATTTCTCGACGTACGCTCTGAAACCCTGGTCTGAGGCAGGACACAAGTGTCTTGCAGTTGACACGCTACATGACAGCGAGGCAGGAAAGCCTTTTCTGCCTGCAGTCAACTGGTCGTATCGAAACTTCAACTGGGACTTGACGAAGCCCGAAACTTTTCATTGGGTACACTCATTAGGGCCGGACATAATCCTGGCCTTCCCGCCCTGCACTGACCTCGCGGTGTCTGGTGCAAAGCACTTCGCGAAGAAGGCAGCCATCGATCCGGACTTTCAGAAGAAAGCTGTTGATCTGTGCCGACTCGCTGAGCAGCTCGGCAATGCTTGCGGCTGCCCTTGGATGGTGGAGAATCCTGTCGGCAAGCTGTCCACCATGTGGAGAAAACCGGATTGGGTTTTCCAGCCGTGGCAATACGCAGGATTCATTCCTCGCGCCGAAGCGGAACATCCCGACTGGCCTGAGTTCGTCCCTGCTTACGACTGGTATCCCAAGCGTACCGGCATCTGGTGCGGCAACGGATTCAACATGCCGGAAGCCTGCGAACGACGTCGAATGTTCGACGGCAAGCGGTTGTCATTCGAAGAGTGGCAGCGAGAAGACTGGGAAGAAAGGCAGTACTCGCCACAGTTCAAGAAGCTTGGCGGGAGTTCACTTAAAACTAAACTGATCCGAAGTCTGACACCGCGTGGATTCGCGGCGGCAGTGCATGCTGTTAATGATCCTTCGTACGGAGAATAGTGTGGCTGACAAATGGTGCGAGCGATGCGACAAACACCGAGTTCAGAAAGGCTTTCGATACTGCCGTGTATGCAAGGTGCAGGTCGAGAAAGAGATGGAGCAGGATGACTTCCTGCAGAAGACAGAGTTTCCAAAAATACATAGGTCCAGAGGTTCCCGCGAGGGATCAGAAAGAGAAGAGTAATGCGACACTACACTGGAAGGCACATTGAGTACTTATGGCAGCAGGTCTGCGGACATCACTTGGAGTACTCTGAACATGTCATGGACTCGGACATTGCCAAAGCAGGTCCGTGCTGTTTGACGATCACTGAGCCCTGGAGACGTGTTCCAAGTCGAGCCACGAATCCCTTCATTCCGTTCTGGCTTTCTGTTCTGGCAATGACTTCTGAAGACCAGCAGCCTGAACTCATCAAGAAGTACGTGCCTGAAGTCTCCGAGTTCCTGGATAACTTCGGTAGATTCTCGCTGAGTTTGGGATGGAGACTGCGAGAGGCTCAGTCTTACGACCAGTTCAACCTGATCCACGAAAGACTCCGTTTGGGCATGCAGGTCTTACCGGTTCAGATTTTCGATCCTGTGAACGACCATGCGATTCAGCATCGACCTTCAAGTCTGTCGGTCGTGTTCTCACTGTATAGCGGGAAGCTTGAAGCATTGGTCACCGTGGACAGCCTGCTGCTTCATGACGTCCCGTTTCACTCCGAGCTGTCCGCCATCTCAATGTGGCAGGAGATGCTGTGCGCGTACCTCGGCAAGCCTGTCGGCCCAATGAACGTTGTCTGTGGAGCCACTGCTGCCATGCAGTCTGACAACGAAACGTTCAAGAAGCTGGTCGAGGGCATGCCGACTCCGGAGCATCAGAGCCTGCCGATCATGGGTAACGAGTCTGACCCTGAAATTCTCATGTCAGACTTCAAGACCTGGCCTTTGGTAGGTGTCGGTCGCGGATATCAATCGGACTTCTTCAAGCACACCGTCATTCCTATGGCGATGACGACGAAGGAGTTGGCGAAGAAGAGTCACAGTCCTGCTCAAAAGCGGGAAGACGCTTGCCAGGCAGCTAGTCGCATCAATGACATTGGCTGGAGAACTCACGTCACGAATTGGATTCAACACGACTTCCAGGAATAGGCTATGGGAAGACTCAGTCACGAAGAGAGAAGGCTACGTCGACAACGTTTGGCAGAAGCGGCTCAGCAAGGGCTGTACCTGCAACAGATCATGGCGTTGTTCGACGTGTCTGCCACAACTGTAAAGACAGCCTGCCGTGTGGCAGGAGTTCCTCTGAATAAATCAGGACTGAGTGTCGAAGAGCAATGCTTTCGATTCCTGAGGCTGATTCAGAACGGAGCGTCTCCGGAAGCTGCGGCAGCAACCTTAGGCATCAACGAATACATGCAGGGCAGAATTGTATCTGCCGCAAAGGTCGCAGGTTTTATCAAAGGTTCCCAGGATGCAGCCAACACTCTTTCCACCGGAGACTGACTGGAAGCTTCCCACGATGGAAGAACTCCCATCGTGGAACAATTTTTCGCGCGTGGGCTACGACGTAGAGACAAGAGACCCATCCCTGGGCAAAAAGCTTGGACCAGGCACTCGGCGTGACGGATACATTGCAGGCTTCTGCCTGCACTTCGAAGACTTCCGTTCGTTCTACCTTCCAATTCGTCACGGCAACGGCAGGAACATGTCGCTCGACCCTGTCCTGAACTACGTTCGTGACAACGTCAAGCACTTCCAAGGATCGATAGTCGGCGCGAATCTGTCGTATGACCTTGACTACACCTGCGAAGAATTTGGCTCGGAACTTGGTGACCAGGTCTTCCCTGAAGTCAAGGCGTTCCTGGATACACAGATTGCGGAGCCTCTGATTGATGAGAACCAGTACAAGTTTGGACTGGATGCCGTAGCAGGTCGGCACGGTCTTCCCGAGAAGCAGGAAGACCTTCTTCGCTCAGTTGGCATCGAGTTCGGAACACACAACGGGAAACGTGGCAAGCCTCAGGGCAAGCGTAAGCCGTTGAACGCCAAAGCTGATCTCTGGAAGGTGCCGCCGGAGTACGTTGCCGAGTACGGCGAGTGGGACGCTGAGCTGCCTTGCCGCATCATGCGAAAGCAGGAAAAGATCATTGACGAAAATGATCTCTGGCAGATTTTCAATCTGGAGACTCGCTGCCTACCTGCTCTGTTAGCCATGACTCGTCGAGGCGTCCGGATCGACTTCGACAAGATGCTGAAGATTGAGGAATGGATCATTGCCCAGGAGAAGGTGGCGTTGGACCTGGTCCAGAAGAAGACCGGCATCAAGCTCAGCGCGGAAGACCTGTCTCAGCCGAACGCGGTGGCAGAGCCTCTGAAATTCATCGGAGCAAAGCTGAAGCTCAACGCGAAGAACAAGCAGTACAACATCGACGCTAAGGTGCTGCGACGGCTGAAGCATCCAGTGGCTGACGCACTGCTGACCGCGAGGAAGGTGAACAAGGTTCGGCGGGACTTCATTCACGGCATCCGCGAGCACGCGATTGGCGACCGGCTGCACTGCTCCTTCCATCAATTGAAGGGAGCGAAGGCAGGCGGTGGGAAGGAGCTGCAGGGAGCTGCCACAGGACGCCTCAGTTCGTCCCACGTCAACATCCAGCAGCAACCTTCGCCAAAAGACACAGATCCGGAGACGATGCTCGTAGAGGACCATCTGAGTCTCATCTGGAGACAGGTCTACATTCCTGACGAAGGTGGAGAGTGGGCATGTCTCGACTACTCGCAGCAGGAGCCTCGCATCCTGCACCACTACGCTGAGATTTGCGGCTGCCCCGGAGCCCGAGCGGCTGCCCAGAAATACCGTGACGATCCGAAGTGTGACAACCATCAGATGATGGCTGACCTGACCGGCCTGAAGCGGAAGATCGCAAAGGTGATCTACCTGGGCAAATGCTACCGGATGGGCGGAGCTAAATTCGCACGGTCCCTGGGCTTGCCGACTGTCGTCAAAGAGTATGACTTCGGTGAGAAGATCGGACAGAAATATGAGACCGCAGGACCAGAAGCTGCGGCGATTCTGAAAGCGTTTAAGAAGGGTGCGCCGTACGTCGACAAGTTAGCGGAGATTGCCGAAGAGCAGGGCATGATCAAGGGACACATCAAGACGCTGCTTGGCAGGCACTGTCACTTCCCGAAGGAGATGAAAGATAACCCTGAAGGAGGTCCGCAGATTTGGACCGGCAACTATCTTGACGGTTACAAGGCACTGAATAAATTGATTCAAGGTTCGGCTGCGGACCAAACGAAAATGGCATTGGTCGAAGCGCATGAAGCGGGAATCAAGGTCGGAATTCAGGTCCACGATGAACTCGACCTGACCATCTATAAACGCAAAGAGGCAGACGAGTTAGCGGAAATCATGCGAGAGTGTGTGCCGTTGAGAGTGCCGTCTGCAGTGGACATCGAGATCGGCCCGAACTGGGGCGAGATAAAATAATTTGGGAATTCAGTTGACGGGAGAATCTTCTGGCCCTACCATGGACTCAGCAAAAGTTGCTTCCGACATGACAGCCCGTATTTGAAAAACTGAGGTTGGCACCTGTGTCAGCAGGAAGATCAGTAAGGTGCTCGTTCTGACAGACGAGTGGCGGACTGATGGATATCGGAAGCTTCTTTATTTTCGACTTACCTTTGACCCAGGAGAAGAGCGATGAGAGTTTTGATGCTGCTGCTTGCTGTGACACTTTGTCCGTTTGTCTGTGAAGCTGGAAGCTATGGGAGCAGCCGTTACTCCGGCAATCGCTACCCAAGCTCGTCTTATAGCCGGTACTCTTCGAGCCGAACGCAGGCTCACAATCGCACCGACTACGCTCAGGGTGTGAATCGCTACTCGCGGAACTCTTACGGCTACGGCTACACCAATCTGAATCGCTACGGCAGCATTTTCAGTTGGGGTGCTCGTCGCAGCCGTTACTCAAGATAAACGCTTCTGCGGACTTTTTCGGCCAGTCGGGCATGACGTCCCAATGCGAAGAGGAAGCGACACCCAAGGGGAACCGAATAACCTTGGGGCATTTGAAGCAAGCTTCGGACCTCTCGAATGAAAAAGCTTTGTCTGTCGCAGGTCCGACACCGGCAGACTCGCAGCTACGGCGAACTTGGGAAGCTCGTGACCCTCTGAGGAAACCCGAGCACGTAGTAAGGCTTCAGCTCGGTGTAAGCTTGGCTGTTGCAATGAGGGCATCAGGTCTCGTGGTGGAATTGGTAGACACAGGAGCCTAAAGCTCTGGCAAAAGGTAGCCTCGACAAGCGTGCAAGGAAAGTTGTTCTGTACAAGCAACTTTCTGGAGAGGAGTGCTGAGTAGCGTGGGGGTTCGAATCCCTCCAGGACCACTCCCGTCTTTGGTTGGACGGGAAATCCAAGAGTTATGTGTTAGCCAGTCCGAAAGGGTGTGGGTAGCCGAGTCTTGGGCGTTTAGGGCCAGCCTGCGGAATCAGGTTTGTAGTGACTCCGGGGTGACGCAGGCTGGCTTACTTTTGTTTTTGAACACACGGAGGTTGAGATGCTGGTACTGTCACGACTCAAAGACGAATCGATCATCCTCAATGAGAACATCGTAATTACAATCGTAGACATCCGAGGCGACAAGGTTCGCCTCGGCATTGAAGCACCGAAAGAAATTCCTGTACATCGGCAGGAAGTTCACGAAGCAATTCAACGAGAGAGGGAATTGAGCGAGCAGCAGTAGGGGTTTGGTCACCCATTGGTGAAGGGCCAGAGCAGAAATGCTCTGGCCCTTTTTTGTCCGGTCTTTTCTCTGAGATATATTTCAATGGCAATCCTCAAGTGGCACGGCGGCAAGCATTATCTTCGCAAGAAAATCTGGGAACTGTCGCCTTCCAACTATGTGACGCGAATCATTCCTTACGCTGGAGCGATCAACGAATACTGGGACTGGCCTTGCCCTGAATGTGGCGTCGTCCCACCAGACCATGCAGAGACCTGTAAGAACGGGGTTGCCGAAGTCATCAACGACATCGACGAAGACCTCATGAATTTCTACAAGGTTCTCAGATCAGCTCAGAAGCATGAGCTGATGGAGCAGTTGCGTCTGACTCCGTTTCACGAGTCGGACTTCAACTACGCACTGTCAGGCGGACCTGGCACCCACGGCAGAGTCGGACGTGCCTGGGCATTCTTTGTGAAGTATCGAATGAGTCGGCAGGCGCTCGGCGAAGACTTTGCCACTCCGACCTGCACCAGGACTCGACGCAAAGGAAACGAGCAGACGTCTGCCTGGATGTCTGCGGTCGATGGGCTCGAAGAGTGTGTCCATCGAATGAGCAGGACCATGGTCTACTGCAGCCCTGCTCTGCGAGTTCTGAAGGCGTTTAACAAGGCATCTGCCTTCGCCTATCTCGATCCACCTTATCATCCAAGCACTCGTGTAGCAGGCGACTACGAGCACGAGATGACGGATGCGGATCACCGTGCTTTGCTGAAGTTCCTGGAGAAGTTCAAAGGCAAGTTCCTGCTGTCCGGATATCGTTGTGAACTGTACGACGAGTTTGCCAGCAGGAATGACTGGGAACGAATCGACGTCAAGAAATCAGCTTCTTCCAGCTCGGCAAAGAAGAAACCTGTTCGTGTTGAAAGCTTCTGGAGAAATTACAGTGGGTAGCGAAACCATGGTGTTCAATCATCGTCAAGGAGTTGTTCTTGACGACATTGCCAGGTTCTGGAAGGCGGACAAGCCTGCCGGAACTGAGCCTATTCCATGCATATTTTTTGTGGACTCCCGAGGGGATAGTTTTCACGTCACCTATTCAAGAAGTGACAAGGGAGTCGCCCTGCGCGACTCTGAGTTCTCTGAACTTGTGAGGCGACTCTGATGAGAAGAAGTTCGTCCGAAGCCAGGGATCGCAGCAAGGTGGTCCGCGCGTTGAGGTCTCTGCATGCATTTGCAGTGGAGAACTCGGTCTACCCAGGCACGCCGGACGTTGCCTACATCGGTGGCTGGATAGAGATGAAGAAGCTGGATGAATGGCCGAAGCGATCGAACACAAAGGTCCGACTGCCTCACTACACCAAAGAGCAGCGAGCCTGGGCCAAAGTACATCATCACAAAGGGGGCAAGTCGTTCTGGCTGCTCCGTGTTCAACGCGAATGGCTACTGCTGCATGGTGCCATCGCGGCTGAACTGGTGGGAACGTTGACACGAGAAGAGCTGATTGAAGTCTCTTCTCTTTATTTAGATAACGGGTTTGACGGTGACCGACTCTTGAGAACGTTAAAGGAATTGACGAATGAAGGGCGACACGCAGGCAGCCCTTGACTTTCTGCAGAAGTGGGAAGTCGTAGGGCCATGGGTTCTAACAGCCATCTCTACTGACAAGAAATCTATTCTGACAAAGGCATTCAAAGAAGATGACCTGGAGCAGATGGGCGCATGGATTGATCAGTACAACGGCAGAAGAAATATCTACTTCAATGTAAATCCATCACGAATTCTGATGGACAAGAAAAGTGAGAGAGCCAATGTTGAAGCATTGTCCTGGCTGCACGTAGACATCGACCCGAGAGTTGGGGAAGACCATGAAAAAGAACGAGTCCGAGCACTTGGTTTGCTGCAAGCCCCTCCAAAGGGAATTCCTGAACCGACCGTCATCATTGATTCTGGCGGGGGGTATCAGGGGTTCTGGGCACTGTCACAGCCTTTTCCAATTAGCGGCAAGCCTGAGCAATACGAAGAAGCAGCGAGATACAACAAGCAGCTCGAAATAATCTTTCATGCTGACAACTGCCACAACGTTGATCGCATCATGCGATTGCCAGGAACTGTCAACGTACCGGACAAACGGAAGGCAGAGAAAGGTCGAGTCAAAGCTCTTGCCAAGCTGGTCTCTTTTAATGACGAAGCTGTCTATCCGCTGACAGACTTCAAGCAATGCGCGGCGGCAACACAGATCACTGGTGGTGGATCACTTGCGTCTGCACCTCGAAACAACGTGGAGCTGAAGACAACCGTTCCTCGACTGGACACCGTTGACGATCTGAACGAGTGGAATGTTCCTGATCGCATCAAGGTCATCGTGGTCAACGGTCGTGACCCAGACAATCTGAAGACGAAAGATGACAGCCGGTCAGCGTGGCTCTTTGACTGCCTGTGTGGCCTGGCTCGGGCAAAGGTTCCTGATGAAACCATCATGGCAATCCTGCTTGACCCTGACTTCAAGATCAGCGAGTCCGTACTCGACAAAGGAGCTGAGGCTGAGAACTATGCTGTCCGTCAGCTCGGACGAGCTAAGGAGAATGCTGACGAGCCTCTGCTGCAGGAACTGAACGACAAGCATGCCGTTGTCGAATCCATGGCCGGAAAGTGTGTCACGATCGAAGAAGTGCAGGAGCCCATTGCAGAAGGCAAGTGGAGATCGAGACTGATTGTTCAATCGTTCGCCGACTTCAAGAATCGGTACATGAATCGGCTCGTTCAGGTTGGTGTGAAGGGGAAAGAGAATACTCCTGTCTTCGAAGCTGCAGGATCATGGTGGCTGAAGCATGCTCATCGCAGACAGTACCGAGGCATGACCTTCGCACCAGGCAGAGACGTCGAAGGCTTCTACAACTTGTGGCGTGGCTTCGCAGTGCAGGCAATCCCTGGCGACTGCAGCATGTACCTGACGCACCTGCGAGACGTCATCTGTCGCGGCAATGCGGAGCACTTCAATTATCTGATCGGCTGGATGGCGCGAGCAGTACAGAAGCCAGACTCTCCTGGGCAAGTCGCTGTCGTCCTGCGTGGAGCCCAGGGAACCGGGAAGAGTTTCTTCGCCAAAGTCTTCGGGCAGTTGTTCGGTCGTCACTTCCTGCAGGTCAGTGATCCGAAGCACCTGGTCGGATCATTCAACGCACATCTTCGCGACTGCGTCATCCTGTTTGGTGACGAAGCGTTCTTCGCTGGAGACAAGAGTCACGAGTCTGTACTGAAGACGATGATTACCGAAGAAGAGATGCAGATTGAACGCAAAGGTTTCGACGTCGAGCAGAGTCCGAACTACACGCATTTAATCATGGCATCGAATAGCCAGTGGGTGGTTCCTGCCGGAGCCAACGAGCGCCGGTTCTTCTGCCTTGATGTCGGCACACAGTTTCGACAGAACAGCGAACACTTTGCAGAGATCGCAAAGCAGATGGACAACGGCGGCAGGGAAGCGTTGCTCGACTTTCTGATGAACCATGACATCAGTGAGTTTGAAGTTCGAGTCGTGCCTCACACCGAGGCTCTTCGCGAGCAGAAGCACATCACCATGGATGCACTTGAAGCATGGTGGTTCAGCAAGCTGCTTGACGGTCATCAGATGACAGACTCTCCGCTATGGATGAAGGACATCATCTGCGAAGACCTGACGAAAGATTTTGTACGGTGGACCCAGGAGTTTGGTGTCAAGCATCGAATCGTACCTGCCCAGGTGGGGCAGTTTATGAAGAAGATGTGTCCTGGATTGTCTCGCAAACAGAAGTCTGTCGTCGTCCAAGGTCAGAACATTTATCAGAAGGACGTGGACCGTCACGTCAAGAAAGGTGTCTACACTTTCCCATCGCTGACCATCTGCAGGAACGCATGGAATCTCAACATCGGTGAAGAGTCGTGGCCGGACGAGTCGACCCAGGCACTGCCGATTAACCCTTACGAAAATGACTCTATTGAGGACGTACTTTGATGCCAACTTCTCTTGTTGCTAAACGTGTTGTTGAGTTGGGAATCACTCTCGAAGATTTCATCTCGATGTTTGCTGACCAGCGTGACCCCGAAGTTCATACCGGCATGCTCTCAGGTCTGATGCAGACGATCGTCAGTTGGGAGCACGATGACTTCGACTGGCCGAAGCATGTCGACAAGGTGATCGGCAATCTCGACGGCGGAGACTACGACATCTTCGTAACGTTCGTGACCTGCCTGCAGGAAGCCAACTGCAGCTACCGAAACTTCAAGTCCGATGAGCATGCTACCAGTCAGAAAAAGATTGCTGCTCTGAAAATCGCATTGGCAGATGCTGTTCGCAGACCGATGGGCGTACTGCCTGCGTCTGCGGAAGGTCTGATCTCTGAGGCAGACATGGAAGCCGCAGAGTTGCGTCGAGAAGCATCCAGAATTTAGTTTGACATTGTCTGGCCCTAAGACTACTCTGGCCCTAACTTTGTCACGCAGGAGAAGAGATGGCACCTACCAAGTTTATTCCGTACGGTCGACGGCAATACAAAACCAAAGAACATCCGCTGTACAAGACCTGGCGAAACATTCGATACACGTATCCCTGTGAAAAGATTTGGGATGACTTCAAGCTGTTCTGCGAGACCGTTGGTCAACGACCATTCAAGACTGACCTGCGTCGGCCAGACCCTGAGTTGCCGTACGGTCCTGACAACTGGCACTGGAAGAAAAGGGTAGGCTGCTGATGTCTTTCCTCGACGTTGAAAACTATCCTGAATTCAAACTGCTTCAAGACAATTGCGAGATCCTTTGCATTGGTCTGAAGCAGGCTAAGACATGGCTTGAATGGTACAGCGACACTTGGGATGCCGAAGGCAACTGTGTCTTCCTGAAGGGAGACTGGACAGTCTCCCCTGTTTACTTCGGCAACACTTCTCCGGAAGAAGTGCTTACGTTGAAGAGCAATTCTCGATCCGAGTGGACTCACTTGTTCGGACTGCTGCCGGGCATCTATCCAGAGATGCATGCTTTGCTGCGGCAGATTCCTTCAATCAACTACGCAGGCTTCAGCAAGCTAGGGCCACGAACACAGTTGGCCACACACCAGCACAAAAATCCTGACTCTCTGATCGCTCACGTCGGCCTGCAGATTCCGAGGCACTGCAGCCTCACGGTTGGTGACGTCGAGCATGTCTGGAGACGCCAGGGGGAGATAGTCATCTTCGATGACACCCAGCCTCACAGCGCATCGAACTTCTCGAACGGCGAGAGAATTGTTTTCTATGTTGATTTCAAAAAACCACAGGAAGAAAAAATTTCCCCTTCCCAACCTATTACACAAATGAACAGGTAGTTTCAGGATGTCACGATTTAAGAATCTCAATGAGTACCAGGCCGATCAGTGGGAATGGACTCAGCGAAACTTCGGAGCTGTCCCAGGGTGGGTACAGGCTCTCGCGCCGTTGTCCGGAGCTGCAGAAGAGTTCGGTGAACTTGTCACGGCTCGCGGCAAGGAAGACGTCACAGAGCAGCAGGACGCGGTTGCCGACATGGCAATCTACCTGACCGACGTCTGCAATCGCATCGAGCTGCCGTTGCTCGACCTGCGGTTCTCTCAGAAGAAGCCTTATCCGCCTGGCAACTTCTGCATCATGATGATCAAGTCGTTCGGCAAGTTGAACCACCACATCCTGAAACAAGGCCAATCAATTCGGATGGAAGAGAACCATCCACTGAACGCGAAGATTCGAATGTCCGAATGCTTCGACCATCTGGAGTTCTACTGCGTCGAGAACTGGCAGATGAGTTTGTTTGACGACGTGGTCTATCCGGTGTGGGAAAAGGTCCGACAGCGGGACTGGACGAAGGAACGAGCGGAACATGGAACGACTTGAAGAACTCGAACGATCCATGCTTCGTCAGAAGCCGCCTGTCGAGCTGAGCAAGAAGCAGGAACGGCTGCTGGACGTTGCGAAGTCACGATCAAAGAAAGGCGGTTGCGTGGAGCGCCGTCATCCTGCCGTGTTCGACTCGTTGGTTGAACTCGGTCACCTTACTGAAGATGGAAAGTACATTGAGCAATGATGAATCCAAATGCTGTTGTTGATGACCTTCGCTGGAAGAAGTTCCTTGTGGGCTCTGATGGTTTCGTGTGCCTGGTCGACGTCATGGGAGACGATGCTGCGGTGACGCAGGCGGCTCGCGTGTCGTATGGAAATGACCTGCGTAAGCTCAATTCCTCTGACTGCGATCAGTGTGGCGGAGCAGGCTTCACCGAGAAGCAGGGAGAAGACATCGTTCCTTGTACGTCCTGCGAAAAGGAAAAAGAGAAGGCACTCAAAGACGACCGAAACTTAATCCGCTACCTCATGCGACACCGGCACACCACACCGTTCGAGATGGCTGAAGTCAAGCTGCTCGTTCGTGTGCCGATGGATGCGTGGAGGCAGTGGATCAGACATCGTACGGCGAACGTCAACGAGTACTCGACGCGGTATCAGCCAGCCATCGATTCGATGGCGGTCACTGATCCTGATGAGTGGCGACTGCAGGCGACGAACAACAAGCAGGGGTCTTCGGGGATTCTTGAAGAGTGGCCTGAAGGGTGGGACTGCGAGGCAACTCCAAGTCCCAGCAACTCTCTGCCGGAACATGTGATTTACTGGTACAGCAATGGAAGGGATGCGGAGCCTGTAATTTGGAGATTCTCAAGTGAGGATTTTCCAGGGTATCAAGGCACTCTGACACCGGGAATGTTTCTGTCCTGGTGGGAAGAGAAGAACCAGTCGTCGATGCAGTACGACTACAACGTCCGACTTGAACTCGGAGTCGCTCGGGAAGTCGCCCGCAAAGACCTGCCTCTGTCGACGTACACCGAGGCGTACTGGAAGTGCGACTTGCACAACATCCTGCACTTCCTGGGCCTCCGCATGGACTCTCATGCCCAGAAAGAGATTCGTGACTACGCTTCGATCATCGGTGAGCGGATCATCGCACCGTTGTTCCCTGAAGTGTGGGCAGCGTTCTCTGATTATCGGCTCGACGGCATGTTCTTGACGGGGGTCGACAAGCGAGCGATGCGGGAAGTCGTAGAGTTCTGGTGTGGGGAGAAGCCAACCAGAAGTGAAGCCGCTAAGCACTTTGTCAAAATCACCACGGAAGGTGCGGTGCTTGATGAAAATGGTCCTGTCAAATGCCACGGAGGAATTCCTTCCGATTGGAACAACGAAAGATGCCGTGAACGTGACGAGTTCCTTGGAAAGATGCAGGCTCTTGGACTCATCGTCGATTAGCAGTTGTTTTCTGGCCCTTTGCAGTGGTATGGTCCTATGGTACTCAAACCATAGGAGCCTACCATGGCCAAAAAGAAAGTAGCCTCTAAAAAGGCACGACCGATTTCGAAGAAAAAACGACAGCCTCTGAAGAAGAAAACGGCGGCTGCCCAGAAAGCTGATAAGCGGCTGAGTCGTCGGATGCGTTCTGGTCTCCACCGTTACGATCAAACGCTGTCGAAGGAACTGCACGACGAGCTGAAGATTCTGGCGTCACAGTCAGACATGGACTTCAGAGTGTTCGTCGAGAAGTGTTTGCGAAACTCTCCGGAGGTCAAGAAGCACCTGAAGGAGAACGACCTTGTCCTGCCGGATCGACCTGCAAGAGGCAATCCGGCCACGATCAAAAAGAAGTAGCTTATGTCGGATGCTAAGACTGTCGAAGAGAATCTAAAGCTTATCACGGATGCCCTGGCGGGCAGCAATCAGGACCAGCGAGAGATCGCTTTTCTTGGACTGCAGACGATCGCCATCATGGTGAAGAAGAATCAGGACTACGGCTCCAGTGTGTTTAACATCGGAGCCCTTTCTCCTGACATCACTCCCGAACAGGGAATCCGTGTTCGACTGGGCGACAAGTTGTCGCGCATCAATAACCTGGTCGCTCAGCCTGATGCTCAGCGAGTCAGTGAGTCCATCACAGACACAGGTCACGACGCCTCAGCCTACCTGCTGCTTTGGGTTATTTCCCGAATGCGAGCAGGTAAGGTTGAGGTGTGTGGTCAGACTCCAATCTGTCTGGAGATGAACTCGAACGAGCCCAAGGTGAATTGGGACGCCCTGATTCAGTCCAAGCATTTGACTGACGATGAAGAAGCGGAATACATCGAAGGAGATAAGAAGCGTGTCCGTTAACAAGCCTCTGGTAACCTTAGGCATGAAGCGAACAACGAAGCAGCCGCCGGGCTCTGGTCTTTGCCTGGCGGCTGCTGTCGCTACCTTGCTCGGTGAGAATCGTGCAGCGTTCAACGCATGGTCTTTGTCAGGCTACATCAAAAAAATGCCGGACGACCTTTCACCTGATTTGAAAGGCGATCGTCGTTATATGGAATGGTCCGACGCAACCATCGTGTTGGCGCTGAGAGGTCTGCGACTTGGCAGTTGGTGGAACAGCGGTGACGATCTGGAAGTCAAGTTCGACGCCGTTGCCGACTACTCCGTCAGACATCAACTCGACGAGTCTCCTGCACTGGTCACCGTTCGAGGTGACGACGACTCTCCGGACACACATGCTGTTGTCTATGACAACGAGCTGCAGATGATCCGTGACCCTTCCTCGACTGTCGAAGACCTGTGTCCGTTGTCGGACTACTTCGTGGTCGACTGGTTCCCTGTAGACAGGTTCTAAAAATGGCTGAGCCGATCGTCGGGAAGACAGTGGAAATCTCCGCATGCTTCATCCTCGTGTCGCTGTGCATGACGCTGTGTAAAATCCACGGCTACATAGATTTTCCAGAGTGGATGATCTGGAGTGTCTTTGGAATCGTCGCACTCTTCTGGGCAGCCGCAATTGTTCTGGCATTCATTGCAGGAGTGGTCTGCATCATCATGCGGGAAATTCAAAAAAATTCCCGCCAAGACAATCTGAACAAAGGTACAGAAGAAGACTGGTAGACTCAGACGTCGTTTCTCGGTGAGCCGTGTTGAGCGGATTTAGCATTTGGTCTGCTCATTAAGTGCCGTGCCTGGCCCTGACCTACGGGGATATATCGCTCGTTACGCTGCATGCGAGTAGGGCGAACCACGGAGCAGCAATTTTGGAAAACTTTTCAGAATAGGGCCAGATGGGTTGCATCTGGCCCTATGCTTTGTACGATACCATTATTGAAGACGTCACAACAAACATCAACACGAAAGCGGTGACCATCATGATTGGCTGAAAGGGGCAGGCGAAAAGCCAGCAAAGATTCCTAAGACCCCTCGGATGTGACTTTTCTTTTTCGCGGCAACTAACCCAAGGGAGATGTGATGAAGAACGCGACCTGTCCTGACTGCGGAAAGCATCACCAGATCGACCAGAAGACTTTCGACCAGTTTGGTGTGGACTGCTACTGCCTGCCGTGTGTCGACTGGGCACATGTCAAATTCATGCAGAACAACAAAGCAGGAATCAAGACCTGCGTCAAAGGCTGCCGATGCGGTTTCGGTGGCAAGTGAAGGAAAGGGTGAGCAGGGAACTGGCCGGTTTGGCACCGGACATTCACCCTGGCTGTCGAGAGCTATACCGAGTCGTACGCAAGGTGGTTCTCTACTTCGTGAGATATCCTCGAAGTAAACCGGCAGCAAAGAGTTCGGCAAACCTGGTTCGAAACCAGGAGTTCCCTGCTCGCCCTTTCCGATTTTCAGCCCATTCAACTAACCCAGGAGTCACTACGATGCCCCGAGTCACCTACGTTAAAAAAGCCCGCAAAGACAATCCTGTCGCCAAAAAAGGCGAGCCGTACTACTGGTGGCAATTTGCCTACAGCTCAAAGAGCTACAGCAGGACTCGGCCACGAGCCAGTCAACTGACGCGATCAGAATTTCTTTCCACGATCTATTCAGTCTGTGAAGAAATCGAAGACGCTGGAGAAGATGATTTCGAAGAGACTGACGATGTGGTCAGTTTCATTGATGACCTGGTGAGTCAGGTTGAAGAGCTGAAAGACAACTGCGAGTGCAACAAAGACGCAATGCCTGAATCGCTGCAGGACTCTCCTACCGCAGAGCTGCTTGAAGGTCGTGTTGAAAGCTGCGATGTAATGATCGATCAGCTTGAGTCGGCCAAAGATCAGGACGAGAGTGTTACGACGATGGTGGAAGAGCTGCAGGCAGTCTCTTACGACGGAGAATGAAAATGGGACGTCCACGGAAGCCCGCCTCTGAAATTGCTGACTCGTTCTTACTTCGAAAAGAACTTGGACCTTCGGTCGGCATGGCTCTGCATAAGGGCAAGAAAGTTTACTACGCCTACGGCGGATGGCAGGCGGAGCGAGTCATTCTAATGAATGACGAAATTGAGTGGCGACTGTTCTGGAAAGGTCACCATGTTGTGCAGCGACTCGGCGAGATGACGCCTGAAGAGATGCGCGACTGGCTGATCACTGAAATTGATGAACTTTTTGATGAGTGAGGTGTGCAGATGCTGTTATCTGAAGACGAGCTGTTGAACTTGAAACGTAGCATCCTGAAGAGCATGGCAGAACATGCTCCATTGGAGTGCAGTGAAGACGCGATCGTGAAGGCTGCGTTGGTGGCGTACGAGCATATTCTCGAAGGCTTGCAGACTGCTCTCAGCAGTGGAAAGTTTGCGGATGAAGTTTGTCCGACCTGCGGTGAGAGCGGAGCCGTGACTGACGGCGAGCTTCTAACCTGCCTGTCGTGTGATAAAAGGTGGAAGCCATGATCAGCTTACGAATTCAAGTCAAAGACACCAAAGACCCAGACGGCAGCCTCTGCAGTGAGGTCGACGTAACTTTCTCCGACCCAACCGGGGAAACGGGGCACTCTCTGGGCGGTCTGATTGGCTACGCAATCATTGCGGCAGAGCCGTGCCTGCTGTCTGCCCAAGAGACACTTGAGGGGGTCAAGGACGTTCTCACGGAGCATGTGGCAGGCATTAAACATTCAAGTTACGAAGAGTTCATGAAAGGACTGGAGTCTTGAGAGTGCCGTAGTTTAACCAGGGGTGTGACCCTGGCTCGTGGCGAGATCGTTCTGCAGGTCGCGAACTGTACGACGAGTGCTGGTGGCGACGGTCATCAGAGTTGCATACGCGAGATAAAACAGCCGGTGAACAGCCGGAAGATTCCCCAGCGAAGACCGTCGAAGTCGTTTAGGCTGTCGGTAACCTGGGGCGGTTCTCTCAGGACTCCTTAAGGAAAGAAGATGGCACAGGGACCAACAGTCGACATTCCTGATCTGATCGAACTGACCTTCGACGGACTGTTCGTCGATAAGCGAGCACCTGTGCTCGACCTGAATCCAGCGGAAGCATGCCAAGGCTACCTGGGCTTTTGCGGCGGCTGCAACACCTGCCAGTTCATGCAGGCAAGTCATGCAGGCTACCAGTCTGCAGAACTTGGACTACTGACAATTCAATTCAACTCGTGGGAGATAAGCTGTGAAGAAGTTAAAGCTTAAAGGACGTCGATTCGGGAAGCTGAAAGTACTTGGCGAAGCGCCTGCAGAGACCGAGTCAGACTCCAGATTCTCGCACTGGGAGTGCCAGTGCGACTGTGGCAACAAGGCTCGTGTTCGCGGCGTCTCTCTTAAGGGTGGCAACACGACGTCCTGTGGCTGCTCACGGCAGGAAGAAGGCTTCAACGCACGAACGCTGCTCACGCACAAAGGCAAGACACAGTCCATCACCGCCTGGGCAAAAGCCCAGGGACTTGGACGTTCTTTGCTGAGTACTCGCCTGCATCGCGGATGGTCGGTGGAAGAAGCATTGACGACGCCAAAAGGTGGTCGTCGAAAAGTTTGAGAAAACTTTCCAGATAGGGCCAGAAAGTTAATTGATTTGCGGCTGACGGACGATTACTATCACTGAAGACGTTACAAGCAACTAACACAGGAGTCACTCACATGTCTTACGCTTTCTCAGTGCTGCCTAATTATTACGAAGCTCATGGTGAAGATGGCGTTTATGAGGCTGTGAATTATTTCGTCGAGTGCCGTGATCTGGCCGGGCATACTTGGGTTCATTTCAAGTCTTTTGATTCTGCTGAAGCTGCTGGTCAACTGGCCGATCGGGTTGAGGATCATCGGCCTGCCGATTGGACACCGGAGAATGAGCATTGGACTCGTGGTCGTCTGGTTTATGGCTCACAGGCTTATGAGTTTGAGGGCGGAGCCCACGAGCAGCAGAAGATTGATGTTGAGGCTGAGTTCGGTCCTGGTAGTTATCAGCCAGAGCATCCTGGTTTTCTTCATAATGCTTAAAAGAATGTGCGGAAATCGATAAAAGACCTCTTCCAGAAATTATTCAAGAGTGACGCTTGACATACTTCTGGCCCTATGCTTAAATGGCCCTACCAAGTGTGACCAACACCTTCTACCGGAGATTTGAGATGACTGTTGCCGAAACGAATCAGCGAGCAAACGTCAGAAACTTCCTGCTTACTGCTGACAAGAAACAGGTTCGCCAGGAGCTGTTGCTCAGCCTCGATCGTGAAGACATCTTTCGAGCGAAGTGCTGCCTGGAAGTGCTCATCGAAATGATGGAGCTGTCTCGCAACGGCGGAACGTTGCATGACCTGGTCAAGCTGCATGACTGGTCTGTCGTCGGTGGCGACGTCGTTACCGTGCATGCTTTCCACGTTGACATGTTCAACGTGACCGACTTCGTGGTTGTCGAATCGGACAGCCAGTGGACGAAGTTGATGCCAGACCCTAACACCGAGATCACCTGCTGCGAGCAGTGTGGCATCCTCGGTTGCCAGTCAGGGTGTCCTGACTATGCCTCTTAGAAAACTTAAATCTCGGTTGGCATACTGCAAGTACCTGCACAACAGAGGGCATCTTTTTGTTCTGCTGTGTGCAGCAAAGCCGAGTCCGAAACCGACACTACTTCACACAAGAAATCAAGGCTTACGAACCTGTTCTCAGACGTTGCTTCGATGGGGGGCGATCAACGAGAAATTCAACTTGACTTACTTTGGCCAGCAGTTGTTGAAGGAGATTCGATAATGGAAGCATTCATCTTTTACGGAGCCTGCCTGGCAGGTGTCGCATTCTTCCTGTTCATTGTTGGAACGATCGTCAACGCGATCGATGACAACAATGCTGCAAATGCTGAACGTGCAAAACTGATTGAACGAAATTCTCGACGAACGTTTCGTTGAGTGACTTGGCTTGTTGTTTTTGAAAGGCTGAACTGATGAAGGAGTTGAAAGTACGACTTACTGGAGCATCCCCTCTTCTGATGCATTCCGACCGTGGAGCAAATCCACTTGACCCGGACGTCATCAAGCACAAGGAACTCACCAGTAAGCGAAAGAAGACTGACGACGATCACCGAGCGATCGCCAAATCCGAGTGGCTGCTGGCCCTGTATTGGGACAAGAAGAACGGCCCTTACATTCCCTCAATGAATGTTCGCGCATCGTTGATTGGCGGAGCCAAGTTCAACAAGCTTGGAACGCATGTCAAACGTTCCACGCTGCTGGAAATTGAACGCATCCCTTTGGAGTATGACGGTCCAAGAAACATCAAAGGACTGTTCGACTCGGGCAACTTCATCGACACTCGATCGGTGGTTGTCATGAGCAAGCGACTGATGCGAAACCGTCCGGTGTTTCAGAACTGGTCATTGGTTTTCGAAATGTCTTACGACGAAAAGCAGCTTGAAGAGCGTGACTTAATGACCGCCTTCAAGGAAGCTGGCAAGCTGATCGGAATCGGCGACTTCCGCCCAGAGAAGGGTGGGCTGTTCGGTCGGTACTCGGTCAAGAAAGAGAAGTAACTCGCGGCGCGGCCGGTCGTTGCGTTGCGTTGCGATGAGCGGCTCGGACTGGCAAGGCTATGCAAGGTTTTTGACTCTGCTGGCTGATCGTGATTTTTGGTAAGGAGTTGCGGTCAGCCTTCTTTAATACAACGTGGCCTGGCAAGGACCGGCACGGCTGTGCACGGCGCGTCAGGGAGGGGCTTGGCAAGGAATTTAATACATTCAGTTCACGGCATGGCGGAGCATGGTCCGGTGGGGAGTGGCAACGCGGTGTTGGGCAAGGCAAGGCAAGGAATTTCCAATGACTGAAAAACTGAAAAGTCCTTCACAGTTTGTGAAGAGCAACGACACAGCGATACTGGAGCAGAAGCTGAGAGAAGCTCCGGAAGGCTCGCTGGTGACTTATGAGGAACTGTCGCGAGCGATTGGTCGCAACGTTCGAAAGCATGGTGTCGGGTGTCTGTACTCGGCTCGTAGAATCCTGGAAGCAGAAGGCATTCATACCGGCTGCATTGCGAAGGAAGGCATCACCAGGCTGACTCCCTCCGAGAGTGTCGGGAAGGCAAGGAGTCATGTCACACGTTCAAAACGATCGGCACGTCGTGGACGAAACACGGTAGCCACCACTGACCTTTCAAAGCTGAGTGTTGAAGAGAAGCAGTCAGCTTTGGCGATCGCTGCTCAGTCTGCAGCGATCGAATTGTTTAGCGGAAAGAAGGCGGAGAAGACACTGACGGAAGCGGCGACCAACACATCGGGAGCATTGCCTCTGGGCACTACGCTTTCGTTGTTCACAGACTGATTCCCGGCAGAGCGGAGCGCTGCTCGGTGGGGCTTGGTCCGGCACGGCAAGGCAAGGATTTCAAAACAACTTTCACGGTCTGGCGATGCGAGGCCGGGTCCGGCATGGCTTGGCGAGACAAGGCAAGGAATTTTATTGATGGGCGTTTTCGACAAAGCACAGAAGCGGAAGAAGCGGAAGATTAAAAAGCGAGTCAATCAGGAACGCGCGGCGAAGGCGGAGTTGAATCGAAAGATGGAACTCCAGCGTCACCTGCTCGCGATCCTGATCATGCAGGACGAGATGTTCTTCACGCCGGAACGTTACTGGAATCTCCTGCACGAACTCTCTGGGGAAACCGAGATTCCCGAGTTCGAATTTGATTCCACCGAGTACTGGGTGGTGGTCTCCGAGCTGCGGAAGCTGCCGACCAGTTGGATCAACTACATGGACGAGAAGGGGCGGCAGTGGCAGTTCAACACTGACTACGCACTGCGTGTCCGCAAACAAGTCGCCAATGGCGAAATCCCTGTTGTCAGCATGTGGCTCGAAGCGGCTGCGGCTGAAGAGACTGTTGTTACTCCCACCGGAAAGGTGCTGGGCGATGCTGTCGATGACGTTCAACGAGATACTGATCCTGCTGAAGAAGGCTGATCACTTCATGGTGACGTCGCGAGACATCGACATCTTCGTTGATGATTACGACAACGACCTGCGGATCGTCTACCGAGTGCGGTACGACCTGATGCGTGTCGACATCGCCAGACTCAACAACTACGACAAAGAGAAGCACTGCTGGCAGGATTACTTGAGTCGCTCGGAGAAAGAGATTCCGAACAAACGCGGCATGAAGAAGCTGCTGGAGTGGATCAAAGAACTCAACCTTAAGTACTACGGCTATCCGAATCCGAGGATGGCTTCCTATTACCTCAAAGACGGCAAGCGAACGCATGTCGCATAGGACCATTGATATGATCACTAAAGAGACATTTGCAGGCATGAGTATTGATCCTTGCATTCGTGAAGCCATTGACGAGAGTCGTCTTCAAGGTGACCAGGTGCAGTTCGAATTCAATGGAGTCATCGTCATCGTCAGCGAAAAGTCTGACCCTGATGCGATTCAGTTTCAGTGGGATCGTTGCCTGATGGGATACCTCGGACCTTCTGGTCGAGTGTTGCCTTTTGCCTCGAAGTATCTGACTCCGAAGCAGATCAAAAGTGATGCTCGACATGCGGCGGCTCGACATGCTCGACAGGAAAAGTACCGACTGGAGTTGGAGCGACGTGACGCAGAGAAGCGAAGCATCCTGCAGGTCGAGATGCATGGGCAGGAGTTCCAGGTCCATGCGGAGCTGCTCGAAGAATGGGAAGAGTGTGTGGAAAAGAACTCTGCAGAGGGCTACAGCGCTCGCTGCGTCTCCTATGCCCAGGAGTGGGCTAAGATTATGCAGAATCGAATGCAGCATGGTCAGACGCTCGTCGAGATGGCAGATGAGACATCTCACATGGCCGACTACGACGGCATCACAGGCTTCATGTACGGAGCTGCTGTGTCAATGCTGAGTAAGTTCTGGATTCACGGTGAGTCGCTGCGTCGTTGGCACAACAAAGAGACTCAGCTCGATGATGAAGGTGACCGTGCCAACGAGAGTGGCGGAGTTCTTAACCCTGCGGTCTTAATTATTGGATAATGAGTTCATGACTGAACAAGTACCTGGATTTGTAAGCTTCTCTTTCGACGAAGATGCTCTCCGTAAGATCGTGCAGCATGAGATCGAAACGTTCGTCAGCGGCAAGCTGCAGCGAGGTCAGACCGACTCCGAGACGATCAGGCTGCAGTCAGAACGCATCCGCGACCAGGTAGCTTTGATCGGCAAGCTGGAAGTGCAGTTGGACGAAGAGAGGCAGAAAGAATCCAACCTCGCAAAGGATGCTTTCTGCCTGGCGAATTGGATGAGGCACAACAAATGCCAGATCGAATTTGAGTGGCAGTATCCGGACAGCAACTGCGACAAAGGCTGCATGACGATTACCGTCTTCAATGAAAAGACAGCCTACAAAATGCTGATCCCTCGCAAGGACACAGAAGACTCTCTGGGAACGATGTTCGAAAAAGCGGTGAGAAATCTCAAACAAGCATGATCAACGAGAACGTCGCATCACTGACCTCTGACCAGCTTCAGCGGATGCCCGAGTACGACTGGCTTCGTCGTGTCTGGGTGCCGTTGGACTGGAAGCGTGACGGCGCGGAGACATTGGAGTGGGTGCTGGATGAGCATTCTGAAAAGCGAAAGCTGATCGACTGGCTGGTCAGAGTGGGTGATGATTTCATCGACAAGGAACGAGCTGCAAGGAAGAAAGCTGAGCAGGAGAAGCAGAAGATGGAAAACGAGCAGCCACTTTTCACACTGCAGCATCTGGCTGACGGTCAGTGCCGGGTGGCGTACCGATGGAATCCAGACAAATGCACCAAGGATCAGCGATACATTCAACTCAATCATGAGGATATTGGAAGTAAGACAATTCACTGCGCTGGCTATGGAAGCTGCTGTGTGAAGTCAGAGAAGGAAGCGAAGGCCTGGTTGGACAGGCACACTGTTGTTGAAGACCCAGGGACGACGTACAAGAAGGCGGCTGCCTGGGCTCGGAAGTGGAAGCTTGTTGTTCGAATCATTAACAGGATGAGGTGGGTTTAAGACCACATCGTTTTCATCTGCCTGTGACTTTGCAGGCAAAGTCAAAGACACATGAGGAAATAATGGGATACTTCATCGGAGTGAAAGCAGCGGACGACCTGGACCGTATCGTCGAGTCGTTGCGAGGTGCGATTCCTGGCTGCACCCAGGAAGCGTTGGTGGGGCTGCGCGGTCAGGCTCACATCACCGTCGCCCACCTGGGCAGACAGATGCCTGACATTTCTACCTTCGAGCAGATCAGTCAGACGTGCGTGCCGTTTGAGATTTCTTTTGAAGGTGTCTCGATCTTCCGTAACCAGCGGACGACTCACCTGGTGCTGCCTGTTGCTATGGGCAATGCCGAAATGAAGCTGATGTATGCGAAGCTTCGGAAGACCGGCAAAAGTCCTGACCGTGTCTTCAATGCTCACATGACAGTCGCCACGGTGCCGACTGATGCTGCAGGTGAGTCTGTTGCGTATCGAAAGATGCTTGGCTTCCGCGAGAAGTTCAAGTCGCAGAAGTGGGGCAACATGGTTGTCGATTCTTTCAAACTCTTCACGTCGACCAAAGGTATTGTCAAGGTCACGGACTCGTGGAGACTCTCTGGCACAGAAGAGGTGATGTGATGGGGCTAATGAAATTCTTAGGCATGGAAGCAACTGGTGAGGAAGGGGCTGTCCCGGAGACTGTGACGATTCCTCTGCTGAAAGGCGAAGAGATCAGGCCGCGCAGAGACTTCGTTGCTGAAGCAATGGCGGAACCGATTCGTCGGATGGCGGAAGAACTCGACGAGAAGATTCTGAAGCCGCCCAAAGATTCACCGGCACGAACTTCAGAGAAGTCTGCACCGGTGAAGATACCTGGTAACTTCAAGCCTGACCTGGTCAAGATCGTGCTTGGCGGTCGAGGCAAACTCTTCAAGCCTCTCAATGAGATGTTCAACTGGGGCGACACTCCCCAAGGGCAGGCTCACTGGCAGTCGCTCGCGTCGAACTACACTGGCAGGACGCACTGTCACGGAAATGAGTGGAAGGTTCCTGAGAAGGATCGTGAGTACCTGCAGTCGCTGCTCGATGCTTACGAGGATACTCAACGTTTCAAATTGACACCGAAGCCTGACCCTGTCGCGGCTGCGGACAAAATTGTTGCTGATGCTGAGAAGGAGAAAGCCGTGAGTGGTCAAGACAATTCCGTACGAGACGAAGTACTGACTCCGACAAAACTTCCTGAGTCTTACAAGCCCCTTGACGTTGAGAAGCTGATAAAGAACACCTACATCCATCATGAAGACCTGTGGAACGCTTTCGCCTGGGCTGCGACTCCGCAGGGGCAGACTCACTGGCAGCAACTTTATTCGAAAGCCTCGACGGGCAACTGCAGGCTATCGCCGAACGACATCGTCTACCTGCAAGGTCTGCAGAGACTGCATGAGAACAAGCTGGTCAAGGTGCAGTGCAGGAAGGAGATGGAAAAGCTGAAAGCTGAGGCAGCCAGGCTGAGCGAAGAGGTCGAAGCTGAACTGCCAAAGATTCCGGCAGGCTTCGACCTGTTCGAGACGGAGTGTGTGCTCGGTCTGACCTGTGGGCTTACAGGCTGCACTGGTCCTTCCCAGGCAAAGCATCTCGGTAAAGCTTTCGACTGGAAGACTACTCCCCAGGATGCTGGGATCTGGAAGAAGCTGCACTGGCAAATGATGCAGAGCGATAATGCGATCGACCTGAAGAAGCATCGCCACCTGATCTACGACTACCTGCTGGGTGTCGTTGCGATGCATGGTCAGCAGCAGAATGGAAAATCGCAGAAGTTGGAGCTGAAGGTCAAGATTACCGAGCCAAAGAAAGTGACGCTGGTCGAACATCTTGCGAAGCAGAACAAAGATTACTTGCGGCTGTTGCTGGTCGAGGTCAACTATGATTACGAGGCTGCGGTACTGAAGTTGATGGGAGACTGCCTGCAACTCGACGAGGCAGAGACTCGGAAGAGTCTCAAAGGACGCCTGCTGGAGCTGCTTGAGACTCTGCGTGACGAGGTTGCTTCGTGTTTCAATGGAAGCGGTCGTCTGCTCGGCACAGGGCCGGAGACTGTCGACTGCTTCCTCTCATGCAACAGTCAATTCATCTGGTATCTCTCCGAGCGAGATTCGACGAACGGAGCCTTGCGGGAGCAGACTCCGATTGCATCTGCATTCGCCCATCACCTCATTCAGGCCACGGACATGGGACTGACAATCGAGCAGGATGCGAAGGTGCGGTGTCTGCATAATCTGATGCTGCTGCGGTGGTAGCCGGCAGGACTTTTCTCGAAAAGTCTCGCCGGAAGGGGAATTCTAAAAAATTCCCCTTTTTCTTTAAGTGTGACTACCAATTAAGTCGTTACATGGTAGTATGGCCCTATCACGACAACTGGCCCTAAGGGAGACGAGAGCGATGATTTACAAAACCAACAGCCTGCAGGACGCACACAAAGTCGCTCAGTTCTGCCGACGATTCGGAAAGAACGCCGAAGTGATTGTCAACACTGGCTCTGAGTTTTCTCAGTGGATGTTTACTGTCACTGTTTCCTGAATGCTCTTTCCCACTCCCTTCGGGGAGTGGGTTTTCCGACCGCTGTCAAATTTGTTCCAAATTCACCACCTGCCGGAGTAAAGTCATGCACCAGTCATTTATCACTCGCGACGACAACCTGCACGTTCCTACGCTGGACTCGATCGGCTGCGACCGGGACGATTGTTCTGACACTGGACTTTGCCGTCAGTGTTGGGGGCAGCAGTTGTTGCGACTTGACGGTTTGCGGGACGCCACGGAACGCAAGCGAGTCAACAAACTCAACCTTCGTCAGGTCAACCTGATCTCGCTGAAGACTATCCTTGACCCGATCTTCCACGGCGGACACAAAGACGCAGCGGTTGCGATCTTCGACGCCTTCCTGCACGGCATGTACCGGGACGCTGAATAATGATCTACCTCTCCTGCACCGAATGTGGCGTGGAAGCTCGCCTGCCTGACGGCAACAAAATTCTCATCGAGAGCTTCAACGATTTTCTGGATACCCTCGATGAGTGGAACACCACTCAGTTTCAAGTTGCTTCCTCGATGGACTTCCCTGAAGAGTACACCGACAACAAGCACATCATTTCTCTGGTCAATCAAATTGTGGAAGAGATGTCATGAGACTCTACTTTACAAGCAGCTCAAGTGATAATTGGATCGGCTATCTAGCCAGCCGTGGCCAGACCGTCACCGTGGGAACGATCGAAAGATTTGGTCCCAATAATGCCACGAACTTTATCCACTACATGGCAATCGTCGGCGACCAGTTCACCGGCAAAAAGCACCGCACCCTGGGTGGAGCGAAGCTGGACATTGAATCCAAACTTCTGGAAATTGTCAAAAGTGGCTTGACGGAATAAAGCTCTGGCCCTAAGCTGTCGATGTAACAAGTTAAACGGTAATCCCCTGCACTGGAGTCACTACGATGTCAACTGCCTCAACACTCGCCGAACTGAAGTCAACTGCCCAGGATTTCGAGTGGTATCCGACCACGGACGAAATCATCAAGACCGTCTGCCGTGACATGGACGACGAAGAGTCACAGTGGCACCGGTTCGAGTCCATGCTGGACGTCGGAGCTGGTGACGGTCGTGTCTTGACCGCCATCAACGCGATTCGCACCGAGCACGATCAGCTCGACCTGTTCGCTATCGAGAAGGCTGTGCCTCACCTGTCGGCAATGCCGAAGGAGATCACGGTCGTCGGCACCGATCTGCTGGAGCAGAGCCTGCTCGACAAAGACGTGTCAGTCACGTTCTGCAATCCCCCATACTCGGAATACAATCCGTGGATGCGGAAGATCATCCGCGAGTCGCAGTCTTCACTCGTCTACTTCGTTGTGCCGCAGCGGTGGCGCGACCAGCAGGCTATCGAGTGCCTGATTGAAGACCGTGACGCAGAAGTCGAGTCCCTGGGCAAATTCGACTTCGCTGATGCTGACCGTCAGGCTCGCTGCAAAGTCGAGCTGATCAGAATCAGCTTCGGACATCGTGGCCAGTCACCTTTCGACTCGGTCGTTGAAGAGATGCTGCCGGAACTCGATCAGTTCACTGCAGACGCAGAGCTGGAAACACCGGTCGAAGCCCAGAACGAAGTCGCCGAAGGCAGTGACAACATCGTCGAGCGACTTGTCAAGGCGTACGATGCAGAACTCGGTCAGATGATCTCTGACTACCGATCTGCCTGCAGCATCAAGCAGTCTGTCCTGAAGCAGTTGGGAATCGAGAAGTCAACGATCGTGGACGGCATCCGTGACGCGGTCAAGACCATGAAGAATCGCTACTGGTCCGTGCTGTTTGAGAACATGCATGCGGTGACCTCGCGACTCGCGACGAAGCAGCGTGCTGCCTTCCTGCAGTCGATCAAAGAAAAGGTCACCGTCGACTTCACCGAGTCGAACTGCTACGCATTCCTCATCTGGGTGTCGAAGTGGTCGAACGACTATTACGACGAACAGTTGATCAACCTGTTCCACACGCTGTCCAACGACAGCAACGCGGTGAAGTACAAGAGCAATGACCGTGTCTGGACGAAGGGTGATTGGCGTTACCATCGCGAAGAGACTCTGCAGTCGCACTACCGTCTGGAGTACCGCATGGTGATCACTCACGGCGGCATCAACACGTCGGAATGGGACTTCGAGCGGACCCGTCACCACGGACTGCAGGAGCATGCCTTCAACCTGCTGGCGGACATCGTGACCGTCGCCAACAACCTTGGCTTCGCTTCTGAGGCATCGCCTGCTGACTTCGAATGGAAGTCCAACAAGCAGAACAAACTCATGCTGAAGGATGGCACCGTGCTGTGTGCAGTGCGAGCCTTCAAGAATGGCAACATGCACCTGCACTTCTCACCGAAGGTTGCCCTGGCAATCAACGTGGAAGCAGGCCGACTCCTGGGCTGGTTGCGGACACCTGCTCAGGCTGCTGATGAGTTTGAAGCGACTGCTGCTGAGACTGCGGAAATCGACAACATCTTTGGCTCGTCATACCGTCTCGGAATGGACGCTGGGCTGAAATTGGGATTTTCTGAAGAAGTGGCTTGACGTACTAAAGTTCTGGCCCTAAGGTGTCCGAAGAAGTAACAAGTTCAACGGTAATCTTTTGGAGTCACTACGATGAAAGCTGCATCACTCGGACAAGTTGGAACGGGCCGCATCTACTTCAGCCGTGACGGCGTTGAGCTGGTCGACCATCCAGCCAACGGCATGTCCTTTACGGGCAACGGCTGCAGTGTCGCGATGCTGGGTAAAATCCGGTGTCATCGCTGCGTGTTTGTCTCGGGACGAGACAGTCGTGGCGACGTCCACTCGTTTGTCCTCAACGAAGAGGACTTCGGCGGACCTGTCATGGTCAAGACCTGGTTCCCGGTTCGCGAATACAACGAAGTGTTCGCGCTCTGCGATCCAGCAACTGCCGTGGCTCGCGGTGGTGTCCTGACCGGCCACGATGATTCGCACATCGGTCGCGATGGTCGCGGTGTGGATTTCCAGGGGCATGCCCCTTTCAGCGAAATCGCATAATTTTTTGAAACGGGCTTGACGGTAGTTCTGTCTGGCCCTAAGCTACACCCTGTTGATGACTGACCTGTTGTTTTTGATTTGGAGACCTTCGAGATGACTACCTCAACTGTTGCAAGTGCTGTTCCCCGTGTTGTTGTTACTCCCCAGGAGCTGGCCGAGCGTGTTGCCCAGGTCAAGGCTTCGACGATCGTGGGCGTGACCACTCTGACCTCCGTCAAGATGCTCAAGAAGCATCGTGACACGAAGGAGCCTTGCCCGTACGGCGAGATCACAAAAAGAACCGTGATGAACGTCATGTTCGGCACGGACTACGCCAAAGGCGTCGACAACCGCCGTGTGAAGGAAGGCAAGGCGGCTGACTTCGTCGTGGCTCCGCATCAGTGGGCTGACCATGTCGACGGCAAGCCTGCAATCGTCGTGAACAAGGCAGGCGACCAGAGCTACGCGAACTGCCGTGTGCTGGGTGTGCAGAGCGTTGAGTACCTGCAGGACGGCGTGGTGGTCGACAAGGATGACCTGGACCTCGCGGGCTACGGGCCGAAGAAGTCGAAGGAAGGGGCTCGTCAGAATGTTGAAGACGCTGTGATCTGGCGGACTGTGAAGCTGGCTCCGCTGTGTTCTTTTGAAGCTGTCCGTGCGAACGGACAGGAACTTGTTGTTGCTGCTGGTTAGTCAGTTGTTCTCTCCGCGCCCCGGTTGGATGCCGGGACTCGGTCGTGAACCCCTCACTTTCTTTCAATTGGAGTCACTACGATGGCGAAACTCAACGAAACCGAGAAGGCTGCCAAGCTGGATGCCCTGATGGACATCTACGGCTACGACGATCTGCAGGACATGCTCGAAGTGATGCAGTTTGAAGGCTCCGTGGCGGCGATCTGCACCGAGGAAGATTGCAATGCGACGTTTGACTGGGAGCCTGACTGCGAGAACGGGCAGTGCGAAGAGTGTGGCTGTGAGAGCGTTGACTCGTGCATGATTCTGGCAGGGGTGATTTAGAAAACTTTCAAAAAGACTGTTGACGTCTGGCCCTATGGACGATACTATCTTCATCATAGAGCACGTCACAACACCTTGTTTTGGAGTCACTACGATGAAGACCACACCAACGGAAGTCAAAGACGATCGCGGAGTCACAATCGGCTGGATCAAGCCTCGTGGCTGGAAGTATCAGGGCGAAGTGTCCTACGAGTACCACTGCACGGCGTACCGTCGAGACATCACTCAGACTCGGACGTTCGCAACGTTCAACAGTGCGAAGAACTTCATTGAGACTGGAAAGACGACGCGATGAAACTACGACAGATGACGCTCAACGGCGGGGCAGGAATTCTTGTCCACGCCGTTGACCGGGAGCAGAAGACCTGCAGAGCCTTCCCGAAGAAAGAGGCTCTGTGTGGCCGAGTGCCAGGTGGTGGCAAGACTCGCATGGGTGCGAGTCGGAGTCGTTGGCGGCAGGTTGGCATCTGTGCCAGTGACACTAACAGGATCAACTGCGAGAAGTGCCTGAAGAAACTGGAAGAGCTGAACATCGACCCGGAAAGTGTTGAACGCTAACTGCTGCCACCCTTGACCCTCATCGACGATACCGACGTTGAAGTGAGGGATTGACGCCACATGGTATCTGTGGTGTGCATTACGAGTTTTGCCGGGGTGGCAGTTTCGACTGCTGTCAATTTTTAAAGAAAAATCACCAACAATCGAAGGAATACCATGGACCCTCAAGCAACTCTTTACAACCTGCTCGACAACATTCATCGCAACGATCGTCAGGCAGTCGACGAGTGCCTGACGGCTCTCACTGAGTGGAATCGCAACGGCGGCTTCCTGCCGACCGTAGACCGTCCCAATGGGCAGCACGTTGCTCATTACCTGGTTCGCAATCGCGTGCCGGAGACTGACGTCGGACCTGCCGACGCGCCGCCGGAGACTGGTGCTGAAGAGCCTGTTGAAGGGCTGAGCCCAGGGCAGCATCTGCTGCTGCCGGTGGGCTGGAGGAAGGGCGACTTCACCTCCCATGAGATGGAAGTGTGCGTCTTCCTGCGGTGGAGTTCGCTCAACCCAGAGCGGGCTGTATGCGTCCCGTTGAACATTACCTCTGTGCCGCTCAACGTTGGCAAGGCGTACGCTGTGATGGGACGTACGGCGTGGCTGAACGAGAACTCTGTGATGGGCTCGGCGATGGGCTCAGTGGATGAGGAATCATGAGCATTAAATGGGAAACGCAGAACGATGACGAGTGGCTCGGTCAGTGTGGCGACGTCGTCGTGCATCTGACTCGGGACAAGCAGCTCGGGACGTGGACAGATTACGTGGACGGGAACTTCCTGGACTGCTGGTTCGACACTCCCGAGCTGGCTCTCATCGACGCAGAGAAGCACCTGGGCATCTACGTGCCGAAGGATGCTGCGGAGATCGAAGCTGCGTTCCGTGCGGAGCTGAAGGCGTTGCTGGCGAAGTACGGTGCGGAGATCGAAGCTGAAGACCACTACCCAGGCTATGCCGAATGTGGTGAGGATATTCGCATGACGGTGACTGTGGCTTCAGTGTATGACGATGCGGGGGAGCGGACGCGGGAAGGCTGCGACATTGATCTCGGCGATTGTTTTGACGGGAAAGAATCATGAGCTACTGGGCAGTCACTGATCAGTTTGTGGTGATCGAATTCGAAGTGATCAATCAGGAACGGGAAGGCGGAGTCAACTTCTGCACGACTCGCCTGACCAGTCACTCAACGGACAAGGGGAGCCATGCTCGCGCGTGGTGGAAGAAGCACTTCCAGGATACCTACAGGGAGCGGCTGACTGACCGCAGTGACGTCTGGAACTCAGAGGTTGGTGCTGTGGCGTATGCCATCGAGAAGCTGCGAGAGAAGAAGGCTGAAGTCATGGAGCAGGCGAAGAAGCTGAGTCGCCTGGACTGTGATCTGACGCAACGGTTGTCAGATGCTTTTGGAAAGGAAGTTGATTGAGATGATCAAAGTCATCGGTAAACGATATCGCGTTGAGAAGTGGCACGATGAGTGGCAGGTCGTTGAGTACGACCTGCTCGACCGGGACGGAGCGTTTGTTGTAGACCGTTGGCTGGCGATGCCTCTGGAGATTATTCAGGTGCATGCTCCGGACTTCGACGACAGCGTGTACGTCGTGCTGAAACGTCCCGAGAAGGTGATGTTCCTGGCACATGTCAAGGACTACTCAGAGACGCCTGACGAAGCCATTGCACATGCTGTCAAACTTCTTTCCGATGGACTGGTCAGGCTGCGAGAAGTGGCTGCAGATGCCCAGGCTGCTGTTTGTGTTGCGTTGGAGGATCGTGCGTGGGTGAAGATGTTGAGGAAGGATGCCGACAATGAGTGACATCGCAGCAACCGATCGATGCAAGCACTGCTTCGCGGAATTCGCGGAGCATGATTACGTGCCTGACTCGATTGATCGATACCGTTGTCCGTATCCAAAGCAGGAGACCGGCTATGGAGCCTTCAAGGGCGGTGATCCGAACAACTTCTTCCCTGATGCAGAGTGCTGCACGGAAGAAGAGCGGAAGAATCATCGACGTGCCTGCCTCGAATGGGACGGAGAAGACGAGCCGTTTCCTGGGTGTGGCAAGTCGCCGTACGGCATCGGCACTTATGTGACCGAGTGGTTTGAGGAATTTGAGTTGCTGGAAAGGGATGACGACGATGGGAATGCCGACGACGAATAAAGAACCGATGCGGTTCACCGATGCAGAGATGCACATCATCCGTTGTGCCGTGGCGGACTTCTCGGCGACGAACCGTGGCAGCCTCAATGTGGAGCTGCTGTTGAAGAAGCTGCAGTCAGGTGCTGAGGATTGCTACTACTGTGGCGGAGAAGGTCAGATCAAGTGGGAAAGTGCTGCCCGACTTGGGTATCGGAAATGTGGCAACTGTCAAGGTACAGGAAAGGTTTTTCCGAATGAGTGACACGATTGATATTGAGTGGAGCGAGTCGCCTGACGATGAACGTGGAACGTGGGCGGGTACGTTTCACGGCATCGAGGTGAGGCTGCGAATCTGCAATGACACTGACACCTGGTCTGGGATGGTGGACGGTGCGACCGTCGACAATTTCTATGCGACTCGTGAGGCAGCGTTGCTGCGAGTTGTCAAGCATCTCGCGGAGCGGATTTGCGAGTGGACTCTTCAGAAAGTCAAGTTCCACGACGACCCTCACCTGTTCCCTGGGTGTACGTTGAGCGACTCGATTTATGTGCCTGACGAGTACCCTGCAGGGTACTACAAGTTCTGTCCGTTTTGTGGAAAGTTTCTGGAGCAGAAAGCATGAGCGAAGACATCAAGACATATCACTTCTCCCTGGGGCAGGGGCATACGCACCGAGTCAACGGCGTAACGTTTGACTGTGACCTGCTTATCGAGATCGACGGCACGTATGCCTCGGCTCGCGACAGGATGTTTGAGATGTGTGGTACTGCGTGGTGCATGCAGTACGAGAAAGGTGAAGTCGACCTGCGACACTTTCCTCGCGGTGTGCATCGCGTGGAGTAGTGTGACTATCGCTTGACACGTCACATGTCTGGCCCTACTATGGTGCTTCACAACAACTGGCCCTATGGGAGTCACTGAGATGTCGAAACGAAAGCCTGCCTTCTGGATCATTCGCTGCAACCGCTTCGGTTCAACGCTGGGACGCGACGGCAAGTTCTGGAACATGAAAGACCCTGGCGACTTCCAGACGTACAAGACGGAAGGCTGGGCGACACGTCGCCTGTGTCGGCTCGGTGACGGCTTCACGGCAGTTGCCGTGCATGCAGGAGATACTTTGGACTGCTGTGGCCGAGTGTTTAAGGCGAACGGAGGGGAGCGATGAAGACGCTATTCGATACTGCCCAGGCGAAGCCTGCTGTGCCTGTCGAGTTTCTCGACGACTCTCTGCTGAATAAGTACGGCGAGGAATGTGTGTCGGTGATCGTGAAGCCTCGCCGTGAAGGCGAGGTGCTTCGCTACCGATGCCTGGAAGACAAATGGAAGGCTGCCTTCGCAGCCTGGGAAGCGGCTCTTAAAACGGATCGCTGTGCCCCGCAGCCAATGCCTTCCGGGCATTGCATGTTCGTGACACCTGAAGACTACGGCTCGCGGGCCTGGTGAGTTTTCAGTCCTGCGATGTTTCTTTCCGTTCGCAATTTTGCGAGCAAAATCACTAACGAAAAGAGGAAAAACGAATGAGTCATTTCACTGTTGCTGTTATCACTGACGAAGAGCCGACCGAAGAATTTCTGGCGGCTACGCTGGCACCGTTTCACGAATTCGAATGCACCGGCATCGACGACCAGTACGTCGTTGACGTGGACCAGACTGAAGACCGGCGGAAGGAGTATGAAGACGCAGACAAGGACAAGTATCCGACGTTCGTGGACTTCATGCGTGACTATTACGAATGGAAGATCGTTGATCACGGCGTCGATCCAAAGTCGCTCGGTGAAGAAACGAAGTGGAACTACGTCCTGCTCGATGCCCGGGGTGGCGTTGCGAAGTGCGTTGACCGGACGAACCCAAATAAGCAATGGGACTGGTACACGGTCGGTGGCAGGTGGAGCGGAGCCTTCCTGCTGGGCAACGGTACGGCGACTGACAGTGCGAAGATCAGTGACCTCGACTTCGATGCCATGAAGGAGAAGACTCGCCGAGAAGCGTTGCAGACGTGGGGCAAGGTGATCGTGGCTCTGAATGCTGCAGGTCTTCAACGTCCTGACTGCATCACATGGAAAGAGTTCCTCGATCGCGACAACCTGGACATCGAAGAGAAACGCAAGCAGTACCATGCTCAGCCGTTTGTCAAGGCACTGCGAAACTGCGATGCAACGAAGTGGATGAGTGCTGATCCGTTTGTCAAGGGCAAGGCTGCTTACGTTGAAGAGCAGATGAAGTACAGCTTCAGCTCCTACGCCTGCCTCGTCGACGGCAAGTGGAACGCGAAGGGCGAGATGGGATGGTTCGGCTGCTCCTTCGATGAGAACGACGACTGGCAAGAGCAGTTTCTCAAGATCGTTGAGGCGAAGAAAGAATCGTCCTGGATCACGAATGTTGATTGCCATATCTAAGGTGTGTTGCGGCGTCCGGTCATCTTCTCTTTAGAAATGGCCGGACGTCGTATTTCGTTTATGTGGTCTTCTGGCCCTACCATAGGGCCACACCATTTTCAAGTCTGACCCGGGGGCCACCTGAAAACTTTTTGTTCCAAAAACTTCCCAGATGTCAAGGCAAGGCATGACCTACAAGCAACTCAACGCATCGTACGCCGTACTCGCCAAAGCATGGTGCGATGTGCGTGGCACTGGCGATGCATCCAAGCATGAGAAGTACACTCGGCAGGTCGACGTCTTCACGTCGCAACTGAGGAAGATTCTCACCGACAAGAGAGCCCTCAAACACCTCACCAAACGGCAGACGTGGCAAGTCCTGGCGTGGTGCTCCGCGTACCGTCCGGAGCCTCAGAATGTCACGATTCGGACCTTCGGATCGCTGATTGACGAGTAATTGGCTGCGTACGGATGTTGTTTTGGAGTTTTTGATGAGTCAAAACCGGGGTACGCATGTTGTTTTTCGGCGAGATACTGCTGGAACAGTACTACGGTACAAGTGTCGAGAATAGTGTACAAGGTCGAGTTGGGTGTGGCGGGAAGTTCAAGTGGCACCGGGGGTTAGGTGTTTTGAGTACGATTGTTGCCTGATAATCCCGTACACTAGGTTGTACACTGCTCGGTCTCCACAAGTCCTTATCTGGGCTCGACATAAATTGATTGGCATTATTGGAACGTTAGTGTAAACGGCGTTGCTCGGTACTCCCAAGTCCAAGTGGGGGTAGGGGTTAAGTGAATGTACACGTACGAAAAATCGAGAAAACGCGATTTTCAAATCGCTACACATTATACGGTTTTTTTCGTTTGTAATTTCTTAATATTACTATTTAAGTATATGGGGTATTGAAAAACGATAAGAGGTTTGCCCCTCTGGGTTTAGCGGGACCGCTACGATGTGTGTGTTCAGGCAAACTGGACTTAAACTGGACTTCTGGGTCCAGTTTTCCAATTTAGCGTCAAACGGTGAATGAGGTCTCCAACATCGCCACTCTCACCGCCTCCCGTACGGAGCCTCTGCGAGCCCTGTTTGGCCCTCTCGCAACGGTCGCCAAGCAACGAAACTCGACCATCGTTCGGGGCTTCGAGGTCCGCAGATCGCAATGCAGTCGCAGCGAGGTCCGGAAGTCCTAAGGTCCGAGGTCCGCAATGACCAATGGCGCGATGCGACGACCTCGAAGATGCTCTGCCGTCGATTTTCTGGCCCTACTTAACATAGTAAGCATTATCGGACGTTGAAAATTTTTCGGCGGCTCGCGGCATTGTCTGTTGAGCAGAGCTTCGTCAAAAAATTTTTTGAGGTCTGAGGTCCGCAATGACCAATGGCGAGATGCCGGACGTCGCTGCCCCCTGAAATTTGGTTTTCCAAATCTCGACCGGCAGATCTGAAATTTGGTTCGCCAAATTTGGTTCGCCAAATTCCGATTTTCTGGCCCTACTGTGGACACCGTAGGACGCCGGTTTCTGGCCCTACTGTGGACACCGTAGGACCAGAATTCTCGACAATCTCGCGAGATTGTTAGTGGACTGTGTGACGACATAGACGGTACAAGCTTGTGGAGTTTACCGTTTCCCGTTTCCCGTTTTGGAGTCGCTACACTATGTCGAACTATCAACCAACGTTCACTCGTCAGAATTGTCAGGATTTCGCAACTAAGATTCTGAAGACGAAATCCTGGCGCAAACGTCTTAAGATTGTCGACGATACGTTGGCAAGCTTACCAGAAAACGATAGTTCGAAATCCTGGCAAGGATACTTGCGGAAGTTTCGCAACTGGTGTGAAGCTGTCGCAAACGACAGCGCGGCGCTAGCGTATGTCCCGTTTTCTATTTTCATTCGTACCGGGAATGTGAAGCTTCCTTTTGTGTCGTTTTCTACGCTCCCTGGCTTTACGTGTCCTGGCGCGGGCGCTTGCCTCGACTATTGCTATTCTTATCGTGCCTGGCGATATCCTGCAGGATTCTTACGACAACTGCAGAATACGATTTTGATGCAAACTCGCCAGGGCAGAAATATCATTGCACACACTTTTCAGGCGCTTGAAACGTCCTGGAATGGCGAGCGATATTGCGTGACGATTCGCCTATATGTTGATGGCGACTTTGCCAGCGTAGGCGACTTTACATTCTGGATGCAATTGCTTGAAACTCGCCAGGACGATTGTGAAGCGTACGGTTATTCGAAATCCTGGCGCGAAATTCTGCAGGGAGTCCAATTCTTAAACGCCTCGCCATCAAACTACGTTTTGAACGTATCTGGTGGTAGTCTTCACGGTGACGATTTGCGGGAGCAAATCCTGGCGCTACCATTTACGCGCCAGGTTTTCGAAGCTGTCGAAATCGATGGCGAGGGATTAGTCAAAGGATTCGCGAAATACGATTCTGCAGAATATCACAAACGAACTCGTGAAGCGTATCAATCGCAAACGGGAACCAAAGGATTTTCCTGCCCTGGCAAGTGTGGCGATTGTCGCGCGAGTTCGGGCAAGCATGCTTGCGGAGATTTGCAGTTTGACATTCCGATTGTTATCGGCATCCACTAAAAATCAGGGATTCGATTATACGAAAACCGTTTGCGATTGTTCGCAAACGGTTTTCGCATGCGCGAATCTATCGGCGCGGATTGTTCTTTGACAATATGGCGAGCAGGCTGGCCGTGTGGCCGTGTGCCTGCACGATGGCGAGCAGGCTGGCCGTGTGGCCGTGTGCCTGCACGATGGCGAGCAGGCTGGCCGTG